GTTCCCGAACTCGACTTTAGAGTCGGAGTACACGGAGTTCGCTGTTGATGATGAAACGGCCCTGAAACAGTTTGAAGCTCGGTTCCCGCTATGGCGGGTCAAGAGCGTGACCGAGAAGTAAAGATTGACACATCGTTCAACGGCAGGACCCTTGCCTCTGGAGCAAGGTATCGGGGTTCGAATCCCTGTGTGCCAGCCAAGTTTTAGAAAGTAGTAGTTGTGAATCGAACGTTAAAAAACGTTCTACTTGTCGGGCTCGGGGTAGTCATTCCCGGTGCGTCGTTGATATGGCTGTACAAATTCGCCAGCTATGACGCAGAAAAAGAAGATTTTAGACAGTACGTCGAACAGCGGTTCGACAGGATGAAAGCGGACGAACAGCAATGGTTACACTAAAGATCACACGTACCGCGATGTACCTCGCATATCTGTTGCAGGTCATCCACGAAGCAGAATAACTATGACTACACTGATTCAAAACTTGTTACCAGCCTTCGCCGCAGGAGCCCTCCTGCTCATTTGCGAAGCTACGCCGATCCTCTTCACCAGACGAAAACGTTAACCACAATTCGTGTGGGCGTGTAGCGGACGGGCCTTCTAAACCCGATCACTGTAATGGACTGAAAATGTGAGTTCGACCCTCACCACGCCCCCCAAACTTCTTTTCAAATGGGAGCGTGGCAGACTGGGTAATGCACTCGCCTTTTAAGCGATGACCATGTGGGATCGTACCCCACCGCTCTCACCAAACTTTCCCAGTATGGCAGAACGGTTATGCACCCGACTAATCGGAGACTCGCAAGGGTCAACGGGGGTTCGACTCCCTCTGCTGGGACCAATTTTCCTCAAGCTGTGGTATTATAGAAGCATGAACCTCACCAAACTGCTCGCCGCGATTTTTGTAGTAGTCCTCATGGCTGCCTGCGAGGTCGGTGTCCGAGCCAAGATTGACTCCCGTCCCAGCCCCGAAGACACGAAGCTGGGCACAGTCTACGGCACCACAGACGAAGCCTGCCAGTACCAAATCACCCCCGAGGGAATCATCACCGTCACAGCGGGTTCCTGTCCCGTCTCAAATGACGGCAAAACCCTTACCACGCTGGGAACGGATGACTGTCTGTACGAGATCACCCAGCACAGTAAGCTTTTGGTGCTGGGATCAAAGCAAGCCCGCGAATGCGGTCGCAAGCATCCCCTCACCGCTGGCGACGTGACAACCGATCTGACCCACGGTCCCGATGGCTGCGATTACGCCCTCGCCCGAGACGGTGAAGTCACCAAGGTGCCCGGGTCGTGCTGGAAAGTCGGCGGTGCAAAATGAGCTACCGCCCACGTCTCATTAAAAAGTCCTTCACGTTCAAGCGGACGGACGGCACTAAGGTCGAGATGGTCGAACTGGTTTGTTCCAACTGCGGCATGAAGCAACAGGACAGCGAATATTGGCCAGCCAAGAACCACCTTAAAAAGTGCGCGGAATTCAAGGCTCCCTACAAGTGGACCGAGACCCAGCGGCACGGCGGCGAGCCCGACTACATGGGCAACTACGATATGTTCGACTGGAGCCTGTGTTGCAACGGACGGGCGCTCGGGTCTTCGTCAGGTTCTCACGGCAAGAAAACGCTGGACGCCTTGAATAAGTTCCAGATCAGCCCCTACCAGTACAACCAGACGGACTGGCGGGCGATCTGCTTTCCACAGGAGTACGTCAACGAGAAGAAATCTCATCTCATCCATCTGAGTATGAAGAAGAAAACCTTTCTCGCGGATCACGACGAAGAAGTGAAGAAAATTCAGAAGGAAATCAAGCAGGCGCAAGGATGATCTGTAAAGTGTTGTAAAGATGGAATCTAAATTCTTTGACTATGCATCTCATGTATTATAACTTTGCCCGATAACTCGGGTTAGATCAAAGTGAGGTAACAAAATGCGTAAATTTTTGGCTTCTCTCCTTGTTGCATTCGCGATGTTCGTGGGCGTTACAGTAATCCCAGCAACGACCCCAACGGCGGCGGCTCAGATCGCTGTCGAAATTGGCGTACCGCCTGTGTGCGAGTACGGCTACTATGACTACTACCCTTACGAATGTGCGCCCGATGGCTTTTACGGCCCGGGGTACTTCTACAACGGCATTTTCCTCGGCGTCGGTCCTTGGTGGGGCTGGGGCTACGGACACGGTTGGGGCGGGCATCGCTTCTACGGTGCTGGCGGCGGTCGGTATCGCGGTAATGGGCGCGGCGGCTATCGCGGTGGTGCAGTTCGTGGCGGCGGTGGATACCATGGCGGCGGCGGATCGCACGGCGGTGGGCATGGCGGACACAGGTAATTTCTGAGGCGGTCAGAAAAAGCCCCGACCTAAAATCGGGGCTTTTTCTTTTCGAGTTTCTTTGGTATTATGAGGTATGCGCGAACGCGAGCCCAACGTGGTCGATGTCCGAGTTCTCAACTCCGAGAACAACACGTACTACTACTTCACAGCCCGTGAAGATCGATTGCGGGACTTCTACCAATCCATCCTGAAAGATCGTCGCGCAACCAACGGTCCATGGATGCCCGGACTGAGCTACGCTGCAACCTTCGGCGTCAAAGCCATCTTCTGCCTCATGCCCGATAAATTTCCCGCTTTAGATGTCCTTATTTGGCTCCGCGACAACCAGAAGCAATACCTCGGGGAGTACCCCAACCCCACAATAGCTCTCCCCGAACTTGAGATCGCCTTGGAACGATTTGCAACTCTCGCCTCACAGTTGTATCAGAATGGTTCGGGAGAAGAGATCAGGACGGAGCCCAATGTCGTCGAAAATTAAAATCTGCCCGTTTTGGAATACGCGGAGGCTGGTAATGAGAATCCCAGAGGAAAAATGAATCTCAAGTTAAAGTACGCTATCCTGATCCCGCTGCAAAGCGTCATCCCGTTCACCCTGCTAATCTGCGGCCCGTATGTCGGTCTGGTCGCGAGAACCCATAATGGGCGACTCGTCCAAATCGTGGGCGGGTCACTGACGATAGTTCTTCTCGGGACAGCGCAATACTTTCTGGGGTACTGCCGCGAGAGGAACATCAGGAAATTCTTTGCCGACATCCGAGCACGCGGTTCGCGCTCAGTCTCAGTCGGCGGAAACGTGGATGTGATATGAGCTTCGAAGACTTGCGGTTCAAACTACGCGAACCAAACGTCCAGTTCGGCATTTACATCGTCGCTCTGGTCAGTTGGATCGTATTCTGTATTGTGAAAAAGTGAGACCATGAGCTACGAAGTCTATGGAACGCAAGGTCAGGGCGGCGGCGAGCATCCCGACGAGACTTTTCCCACGCTGGAAGAGGCGCTGGCGTTCGTCAAGACGCACAAAGAGGACGGTTCGTGGGGCATCAAGTACCCCGATGGGACGTGGCACAAGTGGGGTGATGCGTGCGTTGTGTGCGGACGGTATACGGAGTGGGCTTGCTCGGACTGTGCTATCGACACTGGCAACACGGTGCATGTTTGCAACAAGACCAAGTGCCGTGATACACATGAAGAGACGTGCACTGTGAAGGGACTTTAATGGGCGTCTATCAGAGCGAGAACGGTTGCTATTACAGCACGCCACAAGAATACGATCAACCTCAATGCTTGGCGAACGGCGGTGATGGCTCGTTCTTTGGCGAGTTCAGCAAGACGACCGTCAATCGACACCAGCACACCTGTGTCCGCCTGCCGAGTCACACGGGCAAACATCTGTGCGGCAATCAGTATTGCAACCACGAATGGGAACAATCATGACATCACCAGCACCGAATCCGTTTTTCATTGCCCGCGAAAAAGGTCCCTGTGGACCGTACACTCTCGCTCTGCTCCAGACTGAGGACCCCCGCAAAGCAAGCTGCGGCGGCTCATGGCCGTATGGCATTCTTGACCGCCTCTGCAATGGTGGGCTCAAGTCATACTTCTGTTGGATATCTGGTGGACACACCTTTGTGGAGTACGAACGCGAGTATCATTACGACAGCAGCGAGACGGCTAACACCAAGTGCTCTCGTTGCAACATGTGGGTGCCGTTCTAGTGGAAGCCGCCATCCATGCCGCCATCGAATCTTCTCTCGAACCCCGTCTCGGGTACATCGAAGCGGACGAGATTAAGCGTGGTGTGGACGAGATGCGACGGCGGGGGTATAATCAGCCAACACTCGACATGTTCCTCTGTCGCATGGTCGGGCGTTTTGGGTTTGACAGGGTGGTTGCGGGGATTCAGCGGGTGCAAAACAAACGATTGATGGGGGAACTAAATGCTAGAGCTTGATTCCAACCTAACTACACTCGAAAAGATCATCGCCATCGTAGCGGATTACGCTCGTCAAGGCGGTATGCCGACTAGCTATCTGGACAAGATGGCTGCCGACCTCATCCGTATCCACAAGTGCGAGCCCGCGTTCCTTGGCTTCACGCCCACAGGTAAGGCCGGTCTGGGCGGCTACCCAGCCGTGATGTGCGTCAGCATCAACGGCGAAGTGATCCACGGCATTCCCTCCGATGACAAAATCCTCCAAGACGGCGATGTGGTCAAGCTGGATTGCGGCATCAAGATGCCCGATGGTCAGTACGACGACGGGGCGACGACGGTGCTGGTAGGTGACTGCTCCGCTACCGCCCGCAAACTGGTCAAGAGCACCAAGGAAGCTCTCGAAGCTGGCATCAAGCAGGCAAAGGCTGGCAAGACGAACCACGACATCACCAAGGCAATCGAAGCGGTTGCCAAGCGGGATGGTTTCGCGGTGGTTCATGGCTACGGTGGGCACGGTATCGGCACCGAGCTTCACATGGAGCCGCACATCGCGAATGAGATGCTGTACAAGGAAGACGGCGAGACTCCCGTGGATGAGCCCGTGAAACTCACGTCGGGAATGCGTATCGCCATCGAGCCTATGTTCGCTTCCAAGCGAGGGTTCGTCAAGACGGCGGCGGATGGCTGGACACTCCAGATCATCGGCGGCGGTATCGCGGCACACTTTGAGAAGACGGTGACGATCAAATGAGCAGGGAACAAGTCCTCGCTTTCGTTCAAACCGAGTTAGCCAGTAAGCTCATTCAGGCTGGCTACAATGACGTGGTGGTAAAGGCATCCGTGGGCGACGGCCGCTGGGGCAACTTGGTGGTCAGGGTCGAGGCTAAGAAAGGTGAGGAGACAATCACCGAGCAGTGCGTTCACCCGACGATGAGCATGTGGTCGGCTGTGGACATCGTAGATTGTTTCTTTGGTCTGATAACCCGCGATGCCTTCATCATCAAGGCATACGGAGAAAAACTGGTGACAGTATGACGGCAGGCACGGTATCGGTTCATGTGGTTGACGGTAATCCGACGTTGGACGCTATCACAGTGTTCTTTCAAGATTTCAACCCGGGTCAAGGTCGCGTGGTAGTCGAGTGCTTCGGTGAAGCGTGGACAGCCTACTTCGACGCGATGGGCGGCAACACGATTCGCCAGTTCGTCAGTACCGCAGGCGTGGACTACCTGACCAACAAACTCTCACGCCCGAAGCAGACGAAGACGACGGAAAAATACCTGCGTCGAATTGTCGAGGCAGTAAAGGCGGATTTGACCCCGCGAGAAGTTGATCCAGTCGAAGCCAAATTTCAAGACGACATTCGGTCGTCATTGGGGTACTGATGAAAATCACCATCCTACGTCTCGTCGTCATTACGGGCATCATCCTTCTGGTCTTGCACGCTTGCAAGGCTCACGCCGACATTCCTTCACCTCGCCCACCTCTTCCACAAAAAGAACTGGTGAGTACCATTCAAAAAAATCATAAGGGCGGCAAGTGGTACATGGCGGACGACGGTCATGCGATCTACTGCTACGGCCCGCAGCGGATGATTCCCGGTCCAGATGGCAACCTCATGAAGATCGCTACATTCTGCTCTGGTGACCGAGCCATTGTGAAACTGAGGGAATAATGACTCCTCCCGTATCTCAATTCGAGGTTCTTTGCGGCATGATCGTGCTGATGTGGATCGCCTTTGGCTGCATAGGTGTCATCGGCTGGCGGCAAGAGCGTAAGCAGCCGATCAAGATATACCGCATCGGTGCGCGGGCATTCACCCTTTTCTGCATCATCCTCCTGACCGCGTTCTTCACGGTTATGCTTGGGGGTGTTGCGGTGATGGTCTCTAACGAACCCCCGCCCGCCGTCAAGACGATCCCGTCAGCACCCGATGGCTGGTGGAAAAGTTATAACCGTAGATAATCTCCAAAACTCAGTATTATCCTTTAGACCGAGACGCATGGTCTAAAGACATGAAACGTACAGAGAAACCATTGACGCAAGACGAACTACAACGCTACGAGCGGGCTCTCACACTCTGGGAGCGGGGTCTCAAGAAAGAGACTGCCGAACTGGACGCCAGAGAAGCCGATCTTCGAGAACGAGAAGCCGAGGTCGGCATATTCTATATGCCCGAGCCTGTGTCGGGTGCGGGAGACATCACTCTCGAATCCATGCAGGCAATGTATCACCAACTCACGCCCAAATCGAAAAAATCCGTCGTTTTCGATGACGACGGCTGCACCATCACCCCCGAAGAATTCGTTACCACAATCCCAGCTTGCGGTCAAAAATGCTACGAAGGTGGTACTCACACCGCTGACTGTGCGCGTATGATCTATCTGGAAGTGGAACGGCTGGGAAATCTGTAGGAGACAATCATGAGAGCTTGGCAAGTATCATACGACGCCCCAGGCCAGTACAGCCCAAAACACGCGGTAATCTTTGCGGCAGACGCAAAGTCCGCCCTGAAGAAATTCACCAAGAAATCGAAACTGAGCGACCGTGCGGTATCGAAGGTAGAAGAAGTTCCCTCCACACTCCAGATCAGCTAATCTACAAACACAAAAGCCCACCATCTCAGGTGGGCTTTGCGTAGATTCTAGATCACCTCCCCTTATGGTTGGACTTTTGTTTGCCGACAACCTCCTGTGGTTGTCACGGTGGTTGATCCAAAGAACGCGATGTTCATGCAAAGTCCTCCTTGGGGAGTATTAAGTTGTATGGGGGCTTACCCCCTTGTGTTGCTCTATTAAGTGATCTCGGTAGCGGTGAAATTTGACCCAACAAGACAAAGTTTACGGCGCAATCTTCGGAGAGGCAATAGGCGATGCGCTGGGACATCCTCGGGAGTTCGCTAACTCCAAATTGGTGATGAACGACCTCGGCGTCAAGGTCTGGTCACCTCTGGTGATCGAAGACCTGCTTCCCAACAACACGTTCACCGACGATACCCAGATGTTCTGCTGTATCGGCGAAGCCCTGCTCTCCAATCCCCCGCACATCGACGAAAGTCGGTTCATGGAGGCTGTCAGCCAGAACTTCGTGGTCTGGCGGGATACCCCGCTAGGGGGCTCGCACAGGGCTCCCGGAGGCTCCTGCATGGCTGGAGTCCGCAAATTGGGGGCTGGGGTGCCTTGGCTCGAATCAGGGGGCTTACAAGCCAAGGGAGACGGCACAGCGATGCGTTCCGGCGTCGTGGGAGCCTACTATTGGCAAATGCCTGACTACGCCTTCAGGATCGGCTGCCTGACCGCCGTAAACACCCATTACAATCTGGAGCCCATCCTTGGAGCGGGCATTGTCAGCTATCTGGTCGCCGCGAGCATAAAGGGAATCGAATTTTCAACCGCCATGGGGTGTGCGCTGAAGCTCGCCTCCGAGTTCGACGACATGACCGTGGTAGCCCATTATCCCCAGCAAGTACGCCTCGGACCCGGGGAAGCCGACCAGAACCCGTGGTACGCTATCGGGCATATTGCGGCCGCTTTTTGCTTTGGAAATGGGAAAAGGGTCAATATCGGAGCCTTTAATAAGTGGAATGGGGACGACTTCGCCGTCATCCCAGCGGTAGCCGCAGCCGTGTTCTTTAACGCACGATATGACACCTACCGCAATGTGGTTCTGAACTGCGTGAATAACACGGGCGACTGCGACACTACCACCGCCATAGCGGGCACCATCATGGGGGCTCGGGTGGGCAACGATGGATTGCCGAATACTGGCGGACGCGAATCGAACTGCGTGATTATCTCGATGGACTTGCGAAAAGAACATGGGAAGCCAGTATTAAAGTGAAAGAGGAAGCATAAAATGGCAGACAGGATCAGAAACATTCTGGGAATGCTCGATGAGGGCAAGCGCATCTACAAGATCGAAGAGGGTGAAGTAGACCGCGAAGAATTCGAATATTGTCAGATCATCGACCAACTGGTTTTCGGGCCGAAGGGCTACGTGGAGACCATTGGGCCAACGTGGAACATGATCCACGACCCACGTTTCAACAAGATCGAGAACACGTTCATCATCAACCGCAAGAGCATGTTCGGAGGTGATGCCCGCGTGGGCAAGCAGTACATTTCCTCGGACGGCACGTTCAGTTCCACGGTCGCCGACCTTGAGCAGTACGCGGAAATCCTCGGCGAAGGACGCCACTTTCACAATGTGCTGGTGCACCCTAATCTGAAGTGCCCCATCCGCAAGTGGCTCGAACGCATTCACACGCCGACGCAGGCTAAGCCGAACGCCGACCTTCTGTGCATCTGCGACGGCAATGCGAAAGAGAATCCCAAGAGCGTCAAGGACTGGTCGAAGGAAGAAGTCTGGGCGTTGGTCAAGCAGGAATGCCCCAACTACTTCACCCGCGAAGGCAAGCCGAACTACATCGCTACCCGCCTGTTTGATCTCATGAAGTCCGATCTCCTCGGCATGATCGACGATTACGCGGAGACCCCGCTGGTGGACGAATGGACGCTGCTGGATACGGGCGACATCATCGAGCAAAACAACAATCCCGACCTTCTGGATGTGCCGCCGCAGGTGTTCATGGAAGTGGACCTGCTGGAAAAGGCTCTGACCTACCGGGCAACGCTGCGGGCTACGGCTGCAAAGATTCTGAAGCAGCTTGGTTTCGACGGCTATCTGGACAGGCTGGCTGAGAAGTACCCCAGCCATGAGCCGCTGCTCACCGATGGCGAGATGGACACGCTTCTCCGCATGATCTATCAGTCGAACTGGCCGAGCGACAAGCCGCTGTTGGTAGCCAACCTCAGCAACTACGTTTCTCAGGTTCTCCGCGATCCATACGACGTGCGGCTGGCGGATCAGGTTTCCCGTGCCTCCGAGCAATCGAAGCAGGTTATCTCCGATCTCAAGACGGGCAAGGCCGAGTGCATCAATCGCTACACCGATCCCGGCGTCGAAGTACCGCAAGACGAGCACGCGAATCTAGTTGAAGCTATCATTAAGAACCCGCTCAAGCAAGGGCTGTTCCTGATCTACGCCGAAGCTGAGAAGCGCACCATGCACGATCAGGGGCACGTTACGGGCATTCTGGCAGCAAGTTCTCTCGCGGCTGAGGGTCTGGACAATGTAGGCGACGACGGGCTCTGCAAAAACCCGAATTGCGTGGCTTGCGTCATCCCCAAGCAGGTCATTGACATCTTGGCTCCCATTTTCTCGGCACCAGATTTCCCGCTGAGCGAAGAGGGCTACACCAAGTTCATGCAGGATGTTCAGGCGACAGGATTCTTCGACAAGAAGACCGGGGCGACCCATGAAGGGGATTTTAATCCCGCTCCGACTGGCGACCCGCTCAACATGCGTCCCGAGGACATCATCGACCCCAACCGCAAGATCAGTTGGGACAATCCCGAGATCGACGAGGGTTACATCGACCCGATAGACCCAGACGAGCCGTCGCGATAGACGGTTACGACGGAATGTGGTATGATAGCCTCGTGAAGAAAATTGTCCACACCGCGACTGGCAGCCGATACCTCATCGACTACGATAACCAGACGTGGGAGCGTTACAAGGCAGGCGAGGATTCGGGCGAGCTTCGCTCCGATGGCGGTCAGTTCATCGACATCAGTCCTCTGGAGATAGGCAAGTCCCTCGCAATGATGTGCTCGCCTTACCACGAAAAAGCGGATGGGCGTGCGATCATCACCAGCGCCGTACTTTCCATTGAGGATGTCCCCGTATGCTGAACACCACCTACCCCAACAAAATCGAGATCGCCTATTCCGCCGCCCACTTCCCCGGTGAGAAGCAGATACCGAACGGCATCGAAGTCGCCCGTGGGTCGTACATCGTTTTCGTCGATCAAGGCATCCCAAAGGGTATGAAGACCCACGTCTTCGAGGTCTGGACCCTGAAAGACGATTGGATCGAGTTCAAGCTGGGCGAAGTCCGCTGGTACGGGGCGTGGCGTAAGTACGATTTCTCACCCGCCGCAGGTACTCGATTCGAGGAAGTTTGCATGGGCGAGATCAGCGAATTCATCGTTGGGCAGACCAAAGCCCACCGAGAGGCCAAGAAAAATGCAGTCGTTTAGGGACTATGGAAACACTCATTTAGGGGGTTTCCATGAAATGCGCTCAATGCACTCGTCCCGCACAGGAAGGCAAGAATCGATGTTCGGCGTGTATCGCAGCGAATAGTCGATACTACGAACGAAATAAAGAAGCTGTTAAAGCTCGGGCTACGGCCCGCCGTGAGGGAAATAGAGAAGAAAATCGAGCCTACAAAAGATCGTGGCGTGCGAAATTAAAGGCTGAGGTTTTTGCTTTATTAGGTGGAAAATGTGCATGGTTAGGGTGTGATTGGATCGACTCCCGAGCCTTACAGATTGACCATAAAAACGGAGATGGAAACAAGGAAAGAGCCAACGGCATAATGGGCACGGGGCTTCTGAGAAAAGTTCTCAAAGACGGCGGTAAGAGCTACCAATTACTATGCGCGAATCACAACTGGATCAAGCGGGTAGAACAAGGCGAAGTTCGGAACTTTGCTCCCCTAGAATAGGGAGGATTTCCATGGACAAAGACTGCCCACATTTGATCCCCGACGAGGATGATAAGTGCATCGACTGCGGGGCACCCATCGTCATGCCTGAGCTTCCGCCGAACTACGAGCCGAACCTCGGCAACATCATGGAAATCTGTAAGCTCATCGACGAGACTCGCGGAGTCTTCGACAAGCTCATCAAGGCGAACACCGACCCCAAGAATCCCGATCTCCCACGTTTGCGTATGGTCGGCGGACAGATGCTACGCCTGCCGCACAAGATGGTCTGCAAGGGCATGATTGGACCGTCGTTCGTCCGGGCTAAGGCTGCTGGTTACAAAGGCACGCAAGAACGTTGGATGGAGATGGTCTTGGAAGACATCGCCACTCTCACTTCCCCTCCCATCTCCCCCGTGCTATAATCTGAGTATGAGCGAGATCACCTACGAACAGCAGATAGACTCCACCCTCTCCCGAGAATGTTTCTACGCGGAGACCGACACCGAATGCGGTTTGTGTAGCCGCCCGAACTGCACCCATTACTGCCACACCGACCAGTATAAATTCTGGCGAGCGGCGGATAACCTCGCGGCCTTCATCCTGTTGAAGGGCACCAAGGTAGGGGGCTGCAACATGGTCTCTTACCCCACGGGTGCGAAAGCTCGCGGTGTGGCGGCGGGTGCCGAGGAGACCTTCCGCGAGGAAGACTTCGACGGCGGCGAAGCCGAAGATGCCTACGAGGACCCGTATGGTTACGGCGTTGAAGAGGACGCAGATCAGGACTAGCGTTCTCATAAGATAGGGGACTCGATTCTGTCGTAAGCTTCTCTCCCCGCCCTTAATGGCGGTTGCCTAAAAACAGGATCACCCCTTAAACGGGAGCCACTGGCAAAGCGGCTCCCGTTTCTCTTTTACCCCCACAAAGCGTTGAAAATAAAGGGCAAAAAAGTAGCGATTTCCCCAATGAAATTGGTATAATGAGGCAGGAGAGAACACACATGGCGAAACCCAAGAAAGTTGCGGCACCCGTAGTCGAAGCACCAGTGGTCGATAAGGCTGAGACCGTTGCCGAGCTAAGCAGCAAGCTGGTATCCATGCTGAATGTGGCAAAGCTGCCCGTCCCTACCTCCGCGAAAACTCCCGAAAAGAAAACCACCAAGACTTCGACCTTCACTGGTCGCATGATCGTGTTCGACAGCATCCAGTTCGACGTGAAGACTTACGTCGCCGCCGAAGCTGACGCGATCAAGCGCAATATGCTGCACAAATCGAAGACCGTCAAGCAGATGGTCGATGGCGTCGAAGTAGACGTGACCGTGCCCTGCATGGGCCGCATCAAAGAGAACGGCTCACGCTGCTCGACCTGCAACGTGGACGTGGACAAAGACAGCATCGTGAAGGGCGTCGAAATCAGCAAAGACAAGTACGTCACCCTGACCGACGAAGAAATCGCTCAATACCGCCCCGCCTCCGACAAACTCATGATCGTCACCGAGACGGTTGACCCCACCGACGTGAACCCGAAGTACATCGAAGATTCCGAGTACGTCTCGCTGGACGGCGACAGCAAGAACCCGAACGACAAAGTGGGCTACGACCACTTCGTCGCTGGCTTGCGTGAGAGCGGCCTCTGGGGACGCGGCGTCCGCGTGAAGGGTGGACGTGAGCAATATTTCATCGTGCGTCCTGAGGGCTTCGGCCTGATGATGCACTACCTGTTCGCGGAGTACGAAGTCCGCAACTGCGACAAGTTCTCGGCTCCTGAGTTGAACCCGGAAATGACGGCGGTGTTCGCCGAACTCGCGGTAGCCAAAAAGGTAGCGTTCGTGCCCGCCCCGTATGACGGCTCACTCGCCGCCACGCGCAATCTGATTACGGCGAAGGCTGCCGACAAGACTCTGGAATTGCCTGAGGCAAAGGTGACGCCTGCTCCTGCGGTCGATCTGATGGCGTCCTTGAAGTCCTCGTTGGCATCCTTGAAGTCGAAGGGTGCAACGGCTGGCAAATAAGTTCGTGGCGTGCGTACCCGCAAGGGTTGCACTAAGTCTGGCGCAGTCGGCAGTGAGTGCCCACGCAGACGCAAGTAGCGCCCGCCACTAAGACTTGTGGACCGTGTGTAAAGCGGGGGTGTAAAGCGGCAGTGTCATCGCCACGACGAAGCCATACTGCGATTGAAGCACGGTTCACGATTAGGCTCTGAGGAGGAGTTATGGCAAAGAATCTGTATTTTGGGGATGCGTTCCAATCTAGCTTGTCGCGGACGGATAAATGCGTAGCAATTGTGTTCTCTTCCGCCGCCCAAGCACTTCGACTGAGTGATGCGTTGCAGTTAGCAGCGAGAGCGGGCACCGGCCGTATCAGCATCATGACAGGTCGTGCTCCCCGGCGAAAGAAAGATAATCTCCAACGGATTACCGTCACGGGACGATAAAAGGCTTGCGGGTAGTTTAACTTGAGAACACCCGATGTTCCTCGGCTTGCCAACGAAGGCTGCCGGGTCGCGTAAAAGTCGGGAAGGTGCCGTCTCGAAGACGGTCCTGCAAAGAATTTGAGGAGCTATGACAAGAGAAGCCGTTCAGAAACTACCTTTGGGCGTGTACCGCATTTTCTGGAAGAGCGGAGGCTCCTCCCTTGCCGCTGTCGGAAACGACTATGCTGGCAAGCGTTGGTTCGCCCCCGTCAACTGGATTGGCTTCAAGGTCAAGACCTACGACAACGGATTTTCAGCAGGGAGCACAGCGCCAGATTCAGACTGGCGATCTGTTGCTCGGGTAGAGTTGATCGCTAAGAATTGACGAGAAGAGACCGCACCCTAACTGGTGCGGCGGTAGGGCGGGTTCCGCAACAGAGCGGCCCACGGAAGACGACACCCTGTAGCAGCGGGGAGGGCTTAGCGACAAGCACTCGCAGGTGATGCGGGAAGGAACGGTTAGAAGCCGAACCGCCCTACGCAGATTTGAGGGAGAGGATATGGAGATAAGAACGACGGTATCAAAAGAGTTGGCGAAAAAAATACGAGCGAATGTCCCTCCGCAAGTCGCTAAGGAGATTCTCGCTGAAATCAAGCGGGCTCTTGTCTCCGCTCACAATGGGGGTTGTGAGGTTGGTCGGTACAACGCACGACAGTCGCAACTTGCCCGTGCTGAACTCGGGATCACCGAGGAGCAAGCTGAGGAGTGGGGACTATTCGATTAACTAAGCTGGTCGCGTGCATGACCGTTCCACGAGATAAGAGCGAAGGTCGTTAATACGAGAGCCGCCAGCAAATTTATGAGCAAATTCATCAATGTCAGCCGAGTGGACGATCAGGGAGACCGAGTTCTCCTGTACGGCAAGAGCCCGAACTTCCACGTCATCGCAGGCCCTGAGGATAATGTTCAGGTAGGTGACGAGATCGAGTTCGAGCCCTACGGTCTGAACTTCGGTTGGTTCAAGCGAAAGGTTGTGGTATCATGACCTACCAGAAGCTTTACGAAAGCGTCCACACCAGCAGTGCAAAATGGCTGGCAGACCGGATGCGATACCTGTACGGCTTCGAGACCGAAGCCGAAGAGGACGACATCGAAGCCATTCATACCGCTGAGCACGAAGCCATGGGAGGCTGCTAGTGAAGATCGAGAAGCTACAGGTCGGGCAGACGGTCTACAATCTGGAACGCCGGGGCATGGGCAACACCACCCTGCGGACGACCTCCGCATTCGCCATCAAGATCATCGAGATCGACCCTGCGGGGCAGTGGGTGAGGGCGTCGTGGAATTTTAACAGCCCCCAGAAGTATCGCGCTCATGAGGTATCAAAGTGGCGCGAGAAGAAACCCATCATGCACACGGGCGGGTTCGGTGTCCAACGGCTGGCGACCAAGAAAGAGATCGCATTCGCCGAGGCACAGAAAGCGGGCGGTGTGCCCGAGGGGAATCGCTGCATTGTGCACGATATTCCGTTCGGCGAGAATCGCATTGGCAACTTCAACGTCAAAGCCTGCTGGCGATGCTTGGGGAAAGACTAATGGACGATCTGGCGAAGCGGACCACGGCAGCGATTGACGTGCTCAAGGCGGCTATCGCGGGCGACACGTACCCGATGATCGTGATCGAGAATAGGTTCGGGCGGGGCGCTAAGGACCGGAGCCTCGACGCGGTACGGAAAGGGCTGGCGGAACTGGCTCTGGACATCCTGTGTGGGGAGCAACCATTATGTGGATAGTCGTGGAAGACGGGGACATTTTCGAGGGTAACGAGCACCATTGGGCCGATTGCTTCTTCACGAACGTGAGCGCAGACACCGTTCTGGGTTTCTGCGAAGCAAACGGCTGGAAAGTGAAGATTACAGATGTCAAACCTGAAAATACGCCCGCGTAGGGAACACGAGACGATGGCGGGATACATGGAATCCGACCACGACTACGTGATGAACAACTTCGAACTCGCCATCCAATTACTCGACACGCTGGCGAATGCCGAGTTGCTCAATGCGGCAATCAAAGCAAGGGGGAAACGTGCGCGAACGGCCAGTCAGAATCGAAACTAGCGAGGGCGGCGTCCTCAAGGTCATCGGCAAGGGCAAGACCGCCTGCATCAACTTCCATACGGGCAGGAACACGTCCTATGGGCTGATCGAGAACAGCGCGGACCTGCGGCACTTCATCATGACGGCGGCGAAGAGGCTGGCGATTCCTGACGTTCGTCGTCGCTGCGTGTACTGCGGCGGCAGCAAGAACGCGATCATCGGCACAGCCGACCCCAAGCACCCGTTACGGGCGGTCCCCTGCCCTGAGTGTCAGCCAGAGGCGTACCGAAAAGAGATGAAAAGGAAACCCCGATGAACCGTAAATTATTCGTGTCGTTCACCGCTCTGTTGCGGGAGATCAAAAACGATAGGGTCACCGAGAAGGACTTGGAGCGCGGCCTGTATTACTTCGGCTGTACCCGCCGCCATGCGTTCGAGCCCGGAACACAGGGCGAATCGAACGAACTCATGTGGATTTTCAAGGATACCACTGAGGCTCAGGCAACGCATCGGGTGCTTCTCAAGTACGTGGAGAAAGCCGAGAAGGATGGTCGCTGCGTGTGGCGTGCCGCCGATCAGATGAACTCCTACGAGCAACTGAACGCTCTGCTCGTGAAGCACGGCTACTCTTACGACCGTGATAAGGGGCCTGCGATCATCACCGAGACCAAGCCCGAGGAGAAGATCGAACTGGTTGAGATCAACCCCAACCACAAGCGGGCGATCATGTACGAACCCGACAACCGCACGGAGAATCCGTGGTACGCTTACTGCTACCCGGGCGTGCGGGATCGCGTAGAACAAGCGGGACTACCGCTGGATGTGATCGCATGAGAAAACTCGCCCTGTTGCCCTTGCTCTTGCTCGCCGTCAGCCTGATTGCCCAGACTGCTAAACCGTCGCCCGGTGTCCCAAAGCTGGCGGTCTGGCAAGTCACCCCAACCGCGAGCGTGCAGTACGACCCCACCGTCTGGAAGCTGGGGACAATGGACGACTCGCAGGTGCTCCTCCTGATGGATAAAGACAAGGCACCGCGTGCAGACGTAGCCCTGAATGTGACGATCATCCCAGCGACGGACGAGATGGACGCGGCTGGTATAATCGCCAGCCGCATAGCCAAAACTCAGGATGAAAAAGGCGTGGCAACTCTCTCCATGAAGGAATACCAAGCGGGCGACGAGTACGGCGTGCTGTTCGCCTACACCGCACAAAACGACAAGGGCAGGGACTTTGTGATCGGCAGATGGTCTTTCGCTGGTGATAAGCTGGACACCAAGAGTCACAGCGTGATAGAGTTCGAGGGAGTCGTTCCCATATCCAAGGAAAACGACGACATCATGTCGAAGATAAACGCCGTGATCCAGACCTACAAAATCAAATGAAACAGTCACGCTATATCGACACCGCCGCGTTGGAAGCCCTCGCCGCTCTCTTGCATATCGAGGCTGGCAACCTTTGTGTGGGCTGCAAAGATAACGTCGGCTTCAACCTCGGCGAAGGGCATGGCCTGCGTGGGAGCCCAATCGCCCCGTTCGATTGCAGGGCGACAAAGCTGCGGAAGCTGACTAAAGACCTGTACAAGATCATCGACGACTACAAAAAGGCGAACGACAAGGAGCGTGAATTTTGGTCACCGAAGAAAAAATAATCTACGTTGTGGTCGCGGAGACTGTCCAGCACCCGACGACGACTACAATCGTCGGTCAACGCCTCGTCCGTCTCTCTGGAGTTCCCTGCGGCAACAAGACTCGCGACATCGTGCAGATTCCGGGTCGCCTCGCGGCTCAGGCGTGCCACGCGGTTCGTCGCATGGGGCACCACATGGTGATCGACGCCGTGAAGGATTTGCTCAGCTTCGCCAACATCGTCAGCTTGAAGAAACTCAAGCAGGCGATTCGTGCGTTGGGCAGCTTGGTCGTTTACGAACCCATCACAACCATCATCCTCTCGTGCCGCGACAGCTTCGAACTGGAGCACGCTTACAACCTGCTTCGCGATCACGCGGGTGTACTGGCTTTCAAGTTCAATGACACGAACGCGGCTGTTTACTGCGTCGGTTGCAGCCAGCCATGCAAGGGCGAAGTCACCACGGCATTCGCTACGGTGCCCGTAAGCAAGGAGCAAGTTCAGGGCTACCTCGACTACCTCCCTTTGTGGACCCCCAAGTAGTTGAAAACAAAGGCATAATTCCTATCGATTTACCTCTCCGTTTGGGTATAATGGGGTATGAGAATTAAGCTTGGCACTTGGTACGACAGCGTAGATTACGAAGGCAACGATCTGCCCTCTGCCGTTGCACCCTTCAAGAAAGAGCGCGGCACACCATTCTACGTTTGTGTCAATCACCTTGGCGGTCACGTCTGGGTGAAGGGCACGGAGTTCCGTCCAATCACCGCCCCCAACGCAGGTCGCATCACGGCAAGAGCCACAGTCCATCTTTTGGAGTTGGTATGACCAAAAACGAATTACGTCGAGCGAAAGCACGGCAGGCGCGTTACGCCAAGAAATTGCGTAAGGCCGCTCTCTACCTGTACGGCACGCCCATCGGCAAGAAACCTCTGATCGCAGCGGTCGGCATCCTGAAAGTGCTCAGCTTGGGCACCAAACGCGGCTGGCTGTATCCGCAAGAGATTGCAACGCTGGCGAAATTGACGACATCGACGGGTAAGCCTGTCAGAAAGCACGCGACAGCCTGAGGACAATATGCCTTTTCTTGAAGAAATAAACGAACGGCGTGCGGAAGATCGGCGCAAAGCTGATCGACGCAAAAGCGAGGAAACTGTGGTTCCGTTGTCCTCGTTCTACGAAGTGCCAGTCGCACCGCCAGTTCGCAAGTCCGTCGTGAGCCAGCAATTCGGCCCGAGAATTTCTTCACAGGTCAGCAATCGGGAAATCGAAAAACAGATGAACGAATTTTTGGATCGGCTGCTTGACGCTGTACCGAAACCCGAGCCAAAACCACTGTCCGATGCGGAAGTGCTGGCGATACTGGCGACGGAAGCCACGCTGATGTTTGCCAGCAGCAAGCCGTGTTGGGAACAGGACAAAGCCAAGAGTGCTGGAGCAGGCGAATGAAAGCAAAGCAGAGCAAGGACAATCCGTTCGACATTATTGACCGCCGCGTCGAGTGGGTGGAATTCGAGTACCAAGCTGGTCGTGGCTCCAAGCACCAGCTAGTGGACTACGCCAAGCGGTACAAACTGATGTCGGCGATTGCTCTCGACCGTAACGTCACACCGACCGTCGTGGAAGCGATGGCTTATCTTTTGAACATGGGAGGCGAATGTGAAAGCTAAACTGTTGTTCTTGGTCTTCATCGTGGCGGCTGTTTGCTGGTCGCTAATCGTCGTCATGGTCGGAACGCAGCACGGATTCATTCTCCAGCCCTACCTCGACAGTCCATGGTCGAGCGGCATCGTGGGTATTTTCGGCGGCTTCATGATTGTCGCCCTCGGACTGCGGGTCTACAGCAGCGCCTCAGCGAAGGAATTCCTGAAACGGTTGCAGAAGGCTCCCCGGCACACCATCGCCACGAATGATGGCTACGCACTGGACAAGTGCCAGACCATGTACCGCGAACCTTACATCGTGACCGACAGGCAGACAGCACGATGATCTTCACATTCGGCAGCAACGAGCAGGGCATCCACGGCGGCGGGGCGGCAAAAGTCGCCCGTGAGCAACACGGAGCCATCCTGCATCAGGGCTTCGGGCCGCAGGGCAACTGCTTCGGTATCCCGACTTGCCACGTACCCGTGGGTCGCCCGGGCTGGCAGATTCCGTTCGGCAAAGTCCAGTTCTACATATCGTGCTTCTTGATGTACGCCGATCAGGTAGCCGCCGTGGATCGCGAGGAGTGGTTCAAGGTCACCCAGATTGGCTGCGGCTTTGCGGGCTGGACGAAAGAACAGAAATGACTTTGACCTTCGACAACCTGCTCGACACGGGAGTTGAGATTCGTACTCATGGCAACTGGACCCCGAAGGACTCGGAAGAACGCATTGTCCGTGTGCCCCGCCAGTTGATTGAGAACCTGCGATTGCTTCCACGCATCGGAGATTCCAATCTCGTATTCCCCACGGCGAAGGGTCACATCAACAATCACCTGCTTCGTACTTTGAAGCGTACAGCCATGCGTGCGGGACTCGACCCTGCCGATGCTTGGTTGCACAAATTTAGAGCCACATACGCCACGCATCTTCTACGGGCAGGATTCCCTATCGTAGACGTGGCGAATCAACTCGGGCATTCCAGCATCAAAACGACGCTTCGTTATCTGGCGTTGTTGGGCTGTGATGTCATGCAGACGAAAATTGAGGCGGTGTGGGGGTAACGTTACCAAAGAAAGGCGGGCATTCCTATCGAATGGGGATGCCCGCTTGGGTATAATTGAACATGACAATCTTAATCGTTGGCTTCATCGGCACCCTCGGACTGGCACTCAGCTTCGGTCGCAATAAGATGGGCGAGTGGGACGGTGGTCTGGGTATCGGTCTTCTGATTTTTGCGGCGATACTCGCCTGCGTGTAAGCCCCTTTTCAAGCAGCAATGATGCGGTTGATCTGTTCGTTCCAAGCAACCTTCAACGCCGCTGGAACGTCGGCGGCTTCCAGGAAACATTCTGATGGGTAAGGACCCATGCCCAATTTGCGCTACGCCTAAGACGAAGCTCGTTGACGGGCGTATTCTGTGCGGCGGTTGCGGCCTAGACATACCACTCTTGCGTCTTCGGGGCTATCTTCGTGGTGACAAGAAACTTGTCGGCTTCGACAGAGCGACAAGGCTGTATGAAAAGGCTCAGATCACGGTATCGTTCGGAGAGTGGTTGGTGCAGAACAATCTCGAACTGGTAGGCAAACCATGAAACCATATTTCCTGTTTCCCGCTGATCCGTTGAACCACCGTGTCATCGACTGTGACTTTCAATTACAGGCGAAGGCCCTGACCGATGCTGGCTATGGCTACGCCATACTCAACCTCGAAGATGATTCGGTCTGGTCGCCTCGGGGCGGTTTGGTTGCACAGACCCCGTTCAAGCAGGACAATATCGTCTATCGCGGCTGGATGCTCAACGAGCACGAGTACGGTCGATTGGAAGAATTGGCTGACTGGTACGGCGGCACGCTCCGCACGACCAAAGAGCAGTATTACCAGACGCATCACATTCCGAACTGGCATGTCATGCTCAGCGACATGACGGCGGAAACCCTCGTGTTTCCGAAAGAGACCATCGACTTCGAAGACACCGACGAACTCTGGGATCGATTCTTCGAGCGGAACTTAAAGCGCACGGGCTGGCGTGAGTGCTTCGTGAAGGATTACGTGAAGTCCCTCAAGACGGCTGGCGGCTCCATGGTTCGCAGTGCCGCCGACTTACGCCGCGTCGTGGAAGAGATGGCGAAGTTCCGGGGCACCATCGAGGGCGGTCTGTGTATCCGCCAGTTCGAGGAGTACATTCCGCAGACCGAGATTCGTTTCTTTGTCGTCAACGGGAAGGTGTTTGCCCCGAAGATCGACACCAATTTCAACATCATGGCGAACACCAGCTACCTTCCGCTGGCGAACGAAGTAGCGCACCGCATCACGGCCCCGTTCTTCTCCGTTGACATCGCCACACGTGCGGATTTCACGCCGCGTGTGGTAGAATGTGGTGACGGGCAGGTGAGCGATCTGGTGGGCTGGACGCCCGAGGAGTTTGCAAAGATATGGGCTTAGACAACGAAATTGGCTGGAGGCTGGCGACTATGAACGAAGTCAAAGACGACGAGGGCTACGCAGGCCCAACGCACGAGACCCCTGCGCGTTTGCTTCCGAAGCCTACGCTCGCCCCGCCGACCGAGGGCTGGACGTACCTGTTCAATTCCCCCAAGTGGCATTACTTCCGTGGCTGGACGTACCTGTTCAATTCCCCCAAGTGGCATTACTTCCGTGGCGGGCGCTCCCTGTGCAAGCGGTGGATGACGTTCGGCAGCGAGTTCGAGCAGGGCAACGACAAGAGCCCCGACAACTGCAAGGGCTGCATGACGGCACTGGAGAAAGAGCGGGCAAAAGCTGCCTCTAAGCAGTTGAAAACAAAGACATAAAAGCTAGAGATTTACCCTCCGATTTGGGTATAATGATCGTGGAGGGGAACTCTTGGCGATCCGTGCAGACCTACCTGTTGAGGTTGACAAAGCGGTCCTAACTCGCTATTGCCCCGACCCGCGTTGGGGCTATCAAGAAAAGTTCAACGGCGAGTATCGCACAATCTGCAAGGATTCGAACGGCATCCACGATTTCAATCGCAACGGCGACCCTGCCAAGGGTCTACCAAGCGGTCTAATTGCTGTTCTCAAGAATCATCCCCTCCACCAATTCATCATCGCAGGCGAGTTGGTCGGCAACAAAACTTTCAAGTTGTTCGATGCGCTGGTTCTGGGCGACGAGATTTGTGGTGCCAGTTCTTACGAGCACCGCGAAGCCCGCTACCATCAGGAGTTCGACGGATTCAGCAAGCTGATTCAGCCCTTGTACACCGCCCGGACGCATGAAGCGAAGGCTCAACTGGTGATCCAGTTGCTCGAAGATGGAGCCGAGGGCGTGATCGTGCGGGACATGACCGCTCCGTATGTCGAGGGCGAGTCAGGGCAGCACAAGAAAGTCAAGTTCTGGAAGACGCTGGAAGCTATCGTAGTCGGGCCGAGCCCGCGACACAAGAATAGCGTGCGCCTCGCGTGCTATGACGACCGGGGCACGCTGCATGAGATTTGCGGGATTAAGCTGAAAGACGAAAAATTGACTACTGGGTACGTAGTAGAGGTAAAATATCTTTATGCTACTTCAAGAAACCACATCGTCCAACCACAACTACTCCGTAGACGGACAGACAAGCAGGCGTCACTATGCACTATGAGCCAGCTTGTAATCGGCAAGAACCAGTAGTCTATCGAATCAGGAATCTTTTCAATGGGAAAAAGTACATCGGATCGACAAGAAACTGTCGATCACGAATGCAGTATCATATCAATCGTCTGAGAGCAGGCAAGCATCACTGTTCGATCCTCCAACGAGCATTCAACAAGCACGGTGAAAAAGCGTTTGTATTTGAGATCATTGATTGCGTGGGGCGATCAGCCGTACCATTGGGACCGCTCAGATCGATCCCAAATCGTAGGTTCCGCGTACCTGTACGAGCGAAAGACTAAGGCGGCACACGCCTAACGGAGGAAGCGATGCTGGTATCGAGACAACTCAAGTCGCTCATTGAGCGGTTCAAGCAGATGTACCCGCAATACAACACGCAGGCGGGGGCGCTGTATCAGTGCTGCGATGCTACCGCCCAGTTTATGAAGTTCGTCAACGACTTCCAATTAGCCAAACTGATCGTCCTCCCAAGCGGCCTAATCCAAGAGACGCTTGTTGGCGCAACTGCGGGCACCGTCAATTCCCCTCCGACCCCAGACCCATCCGACGCAGGAAAAGTGGTTGTTCTAGGTCCCGATGGAGCCATCACTGGGTCTTTGCTCGTCCATGCCAGCGGTGGTGGGGGAGGCGGCGGTTCGACCGACTTTAGCCAAATCACAGGAAATTTCCCCAGCACAACCACGCTGACCGTGGGTCTAGGCGGCGTCCTGACATTTTCCAATGGCACCATCAACGCCAACATGCTTTATGGTACGTCAGTCAGCAGCATACCCCCAACCGTGGGACAAGTTCTGACTGCGGTAGCCGTGGGCTCGCCGCCTGTCCTCGTAGCGACTTGGCAAGACCCCACTGGCGGCGGCACACTGGTGGGCGCACGCAAGACTGCGACCCACTACCTATCTGGGTCAGCGGGACCAGCCGCGATTCAAGATTCGGGTCTTGCTATCGGCGGGGCCTTCGGCGCGACGGCTCCTGTTGCCGCCAGCCAGCAAGCTGCGTCCTACTGGTATCAGTCAACGGGCGTTGCAACCCCGGGCGGTTACCAAAGCTCGACGAACAACACCTTCCTGCCTTGGTGGTTCGACGGAGCTAACCTCAGTCTGTTTGTTGATTTATACCTCGTTCAATTGGTGACGGAACGTGTGTGGGTTGGAATGTTTGACAGCACCCTGTCCACGACAACCATCTTCGGTTCTGACACGTTACACGCCAACCAGTACGCGGCGTTCAGATTTTCGACTGTCGCGGGAGATACAGCATGGCAGTGCGTGACTAGCGACGGCACCACGCAGACCGTAGTTAGTTCTGGGGTGACGGCGGACACGAAATCCCACAGGTTCGTAATCATCTGCAATGACAGCGTGCCGAACGTACAGTTTTACATTGATGGGGTTCTCGTCGCGACGATTACGACTCACACTCCGACAACGAGCATTGTGGGGGCGTACATGGTGGTCGGACTCACATCGACGGCGGCGGTTACATCCAAGATCGCGTTCACGCAGGCGATGATCCAGCAAGACTACTAAAACATGGTATTATATAGGGTATGGCGATTGACACCCTGAGATTCTCGGACTTCGTTCGGACGGCTCCCCGTGCGGGAAGGTGCTGCCCCACCGATATCAGAATCGGGTACGTATGGAAGGCGTTGATGAATCGCTACCTTGAGCCCCACCGCCATTATCACACACTGGGGCATATCCAGTTTGGCTTCAGCGAATACTTCAAGTTTTTCGACAAAATGAGCCCCATTACCTTCTTCGCGTGGGTCTACCATGATGCGGTTTACGAGCCTACCCGCGACGACAACGAAGCTCGCAGCGCAATGGTTTTCGAGAAGGACAACCCCGTACTGGGGTTCGATGTGGAAGATGCCGACAAGATCATCAGCCTCATTCTCAGCACCACTCACACCGAGCACACCAACCTTGTGACCGATATCGACCTCGCGGGACTGGGGCTGCCTCCCGAGGAATACGACGAGAACACCCGCCTCATCCGCGTGGAGTACAACTTCGCCAGCGATGAGATGTGGAAGGCTGGCCGATTGGCATTCCTGAAGAGATTTCTCGCCAGACCGCAGCTTTACTTCAGCCCTCAGTTCGCCGGGGCGTACACCCTCTTGGCTCGGGAGAATATGCAGCGGGAATTGGATAGGCTATGTACGAGCCCTTCGTAGTCTCCTACGTCGATCCTTTCTCGGACCACACTCGCCGCAGGTCCGTCGCATGGTTCAATCTCAGGTCTCTCTACCTCTCGAACCAGACCAACCTAGCCATAGAAAACCAAGACGTGCTCCTCACCTCAATCGAGCGGAACCCAGCGGACGGAGGCAAATGGAGGTGGGACACACCCCTGTTCGACGGAGAGGTGACTGATCTGGTAAAGCGCATCAAGATCAGCGGGGAGTTCGAGGCCGTTTGGCTGCAACTGAAGGACGGGCAGCTTACCGTACTGGACGGGCACCACCGAATCGTCGCGTGGGAGCGGCTAGGCTTCGGCACCGTCCCGGCTGTCGTTGTGAGGGTCACCCCGTTTTCCACAAAATTCAAATCCAAATAGTTCCGACTTTCAGTATTACTCTATGTGAGCCACGTGGCTGAACAAGTCCTTGATGAGGGACTAAAGCTCGGGCGGTGCCGCTGAAAAGCGAAGAGAGTGCCGTCTGGTGGTACAGTTAATGCGTTGTAAGGTTGAAGAAGGCGATCTTGGCCAAGATCGACCCCCGTAAGACTCGGACAAATCGTCAAATCGACACTGACATCTGTATCCGACTGGAGGCACCCAATCCTCCCAACCAGCCGCAAGGCGAGTGTTCGGCTGATCCCCGAATACGGTTGTGACCGAACAACGATGCGTTAGCTAAGGCTTGGGTGGTAGTCAGGAATCCGCCCAGTGGCTCTTAATCTTTTCGCTTGGGGGCACCTCATGGGTGTCCCCTTGGCTTTTCTGGTAAGTCTTTGATTCTAAAGCCACAAATTCCTAGCTAAAACTCGGGTTCCCTTGGTAGAATAGAGGTGCAAGGAGAACACTATGGATGCCTACGTATTAGCGATCAGTGTTGAGAAATCGAGCAACCTGCCGACCAGAGCAAAAAACGTTCTGAAGCGACTGGGTTGCGAGACCCTCGAAGATGTCACCAAGTTGACACCCGAGCAAATCCTGCGGGCGAAGTGGGCGGGCACGAAAGTGCTGAGCTACATCAAGCTTTGGCTTGACAGCTTCGGCCTCACTCTGTCAGACTCAAAACTCATGCCGACATCAACTGGATTCCCGCTCCTGAATGGGTACAACCTACTTCGGAAGCGAATCTACGAATACTTCGGCTACGATGAGGAATTCAATAGAGTCCTCCATAACTTGGGGAATGATCTCCCAATACAGGATTGCACGGATCGTCCGTGGGGAGAATTTAAGTGGGCGAGCGACACCACCTATCGCGGCAAAGATTTCACCATGATCCTCAGCAACACCGAGCATCTGGGTGTCCTCTGCATCTACGACAACGCCAAAGAATTCAAAACCAAAGCGGCGAAGGACGGCATCTAATGAGTGGAATGACTTGGCCCGCATCGAAACCCATCTTGACCGACGACGAGTTCAGCAAGGTTCTCCAAGAGGACAATGACGCCTCGATCTGGCTGGCATTGGTGGACGCCGCCAATACCGACCCAATCCTCAGCCGCGTATTCGCACTCGCCCGGGCAAAGGGCTGGTCACGATTCCGCACGGTCATGGTATGCTCGTATGTGATGGCACAGCGGCACGAGCGGTTCATCCAGATGGAACTGGACCGCCTGAACACGACATTGCCCAAACCGATGCAGTTCTGCTCGAAGTGCTCAAAGGAACTTTTCACGACCGATGACGGCGTGACATTACGGCTCAAAACAGCCGAGGAGCAGAAGGCGTAATTTGCGGTATTGGTGAGATTTTAGGTAGGGCGGCACCTGTCAGAACGGGGAAAGTCACTTCTCAAACCTTAGAAAGGTGGTACTTGTGGGACTCGGATACGGAACAGGAGTAGGCATGAAAGGTACTGGCACTGGACTCAAGTTAGACCCCACCAAGCGTTCAAACGATGCGCGTGATTTTGAGAAAGCCATGCGTAAACGTATCGTCGGACAAGATGTCGCCGTCGATAAAGTTGTTGAGATTTACCAGATGTTCTTGGCGGGCCTGAACGCTCCGGGTCGTCCAGTTGGTAATCTTCTCTTCCTCGGTCCCACGGGCAGCGGCAAGACTCGCGTCGTAGAAGCGATGGCTGAATCCCTCTTCGGTGACGCCCGAGCCTGCATCAAGATTGATTGCGCTGAATTCCAGCATTCCCACGAAATCGCCAAGCTGATCGGTTCGCCCCCGGGCTACCTCGGTCACCGCGAAACCCATCCTCTCCTCACGCAGGAAGCGTTGAACCAGTGGTTCAGCGAGAAGTTGAAGTTATCGATTCTGCTGTTCGACGAAATCGAAAAAGCTTCTGACTCACTGTGGCAACTCCTGCTCGGCATCCTCGACAAGGCTACGCTGACCCTCGGCGACAACCACCGCGTAGACCTTAGCCAGTGCATTATCATCATGACATCGAACCTCGGTGCTGCCGACATGAACGAACTGATGAATGGCGGCATGGGCTTCGGTAACTCCCGTGAGAACATCGTCGTCAATGACTCACTGGATGCAAAGATCGACCGCAGCGCAGTTGACGCCGCAAAGCGCAAGTTCACCCCGGAGTTCATGAACCGCATCGACAAATCAGTCGTGTTCAAAACTCTCCGCGATGAGCATCTGGTGCAGATTCTTGAGATCGAACTCGGCATGGTGCAACAGCGCGTGCTGATGGCCGCTGGTGCGAACCAATTCGTGTTCAACTGCACACAGCCTGTCAAAGAGTTTCTGCTCAAGGAAGGCACGGACCCGAAGTACGGTGCGCGTCACTTGAAGCGTGCCATTGAGCGTCATCTGGTGTTCCCGATGGCGAACCTCGTTGCCACTGGTCAAGTCAAGCTGGGCGATTTCATCCGTGTGGACATGGAGGGCGAGACCACCACGTTCATCAAGGAATCCGAGAACGCCATGGCACCCATGCTGCTCGAACGTTACGGGTCTTCGGCGGCTCCACAGCGCGAACCCATCAACGTGAGACCCATCATCCCAATTCCCACGCGGAAACCAACCGGGGGCGCGGGGGCGTAAGGGGTGGGTGAAATGAGCACAGCTTACGAAAGAGTGCTGGCAAAGCGTGCGAAGCGTTTAGGCGTCTCGCTCGAAGAAGCTACCAAGGTGACTGGAAAGCCGCTCTATCTGAGAGCGGCTGAGGCTGTAGCAGCCCGTCGTGGGGTAACCGTTGAGACTGTGTTGGACGAGGACATGAAACGGATCAACGAAGCTCTCTACGAATTCTCCGACTACTACGGGATAGATTAACGAACCTCTCCGTTAGTAATGAACCCATGCCAGTGCCCGTACTTGGAAGCGTCCACCGAGGGCGTGAGGCTGAGGGTCTCGAAAGTATCGCCCGTCCGTGCCCACACATGCTCTGCCAGTTTTCCGAGCGGTGTTATCCGTGGCAGCCAGTTGTCGGGGTCAACTGGATTCGCAAAGAATATCCCGATGTAGAAAACCTCGCCACGTTCTCCCACGGGGCAATGTGGGCAGCGGAACGTAATCCCGATGTACAGCTTCACATAGCTTGAGTCATCCCCGTGATACCCGGGAGCAGCCTGAGGAACCGTAACCCAATGCGGATTGAGGTCTGTTAGTTTCATGGCACCAATTGTCCGTTGTGCAAGAATCCATGCCAGTTCCCGCTGAGGATCGAGCCCGCCCCAGCCTGACAGGTGTGTCCGTTCTTATCCACGTGGATGTTAGGCGGCTCACCATGCCGCACCCAGCAACGATGCGTGCGTTCCTCCTTCATGGTGCAGTTGCTCGCCCGTCCATCAATGTTCCACTCTCTATTGTTCGGCAACATGCACATCAAGGGCGGTGTCGATGCGTTATCCCAGTCCCACCCGAAGCTGCCGTTCTCCATCCTGTACCACCATGCGTACCAAAGAGCACCCGTAGGAGCTTCCTGCAACGTGGTCAGCCCGCCGTTGTCCGACCGCTGATACATGCGATGGACAAACATTTGTCCGCCCTTCTCACAACCGCGTAGCTCGTCGAGGATAGGTGCCCCACACTTACAGTTCATCGGCCAAATAGGATCGCCCACGGGCGGGCGTAAGGTCTCAACGAAATCGTTCCAGTCCTCGTACTGCCCCTCGACGTGCGGGTAGTCGAAGTCGCCGATGAGGTTCATGTTGCCGTGGTAGGAGTATTCGCCCGGATAGAGCGGGCAACAGTTCGGAATGCCTGCGTTGTAACGGCGAGCCCAGACACGAATCTTAGAGATTGGCGTCAACAGGAAGCATGGAGTGCCCACAGTTACCCCTTTGAGGGATCAGGTGCCGCAGCGGTAGCCGTTGCCGTGTTGGTATTCGCGTTCGAGTTGTTCACGTTCACGTCTACCGTTGGAGCGGGCGTTGTAGGATCAGGCCACTTCTGGTAAACCAAGGCGTGACCGCCGAGGAACCCGTAGAAGGCGTACAGCGAACTCACGTACCCCGGCAGCAAATCCTTGCCAGTGTGGAAACAGTACGCCGAGGTTGTCGCGAAGACGACGAGGGCAATCGGCACGTGCGAGTCATTCGTCAGCTTGTCGAGAAAGCCCTTCAGCCTGTCGCGATGTTCCTTGAGAATCTCTGCAAAGCCCATAAAATCATCCCCTATGAAAGAGCCCGAAAGTCGTGGGAAATTCTTGTCAAGCAAAAAATGTCGCGTTGAAATCACGAGACTTGTTCGTCCGTAAGTGGCTCAAACGCCACGTTTTAAGCCTGTTTCCAAAACTCGAATGGTATAATGGTTATAGATCAAAGGAGGTCACTATGACCAAGATTAGCGAGCGCAAGACACGGCTGAGCTTCGAGACGGATGCCGAGATGCGGGGGTGGGGTAGCATCACCGTAGACAAGGAGAAGCGGAAGACACGACGTGTCCCCGTGACTCGGGCAATCATCGTGGACGTGGACAACGCATTCCACGGCACCGTGCGGTTGAAGGGTACGCGGCAGACCTTCGACTTCTCGTGGGAGGGCTTGTTCCTGTGGGCGGTCGAGCAGAAGGTTATGAAGGAGCGTGCGGAGAAGAAGCGGCTGCGTGACGCTAAGAAGAAAGGACGGTTTGTGCGGTGACCTCAATGGGGGCGTTGTAGACAACGCTCCCATAAATTCTCAGGCTGTCTTGCCACGTACCCTTGCAGTTCTGCCATTCCTCATACAACTCATCTTCACTACGACCAAGCGTGTAGGTCAGAGGCTCAGCAACCGAGTTCTGGTCGGCCTCCAGCAACGCGGGGTTGAATGCACTGAGTGGTAACTTGATAACCTTGTATTCTTCCTCGGGTCCAATCTCTTCGGCAGCGGTCTCAGCGTAATACTCGGCGATCTCAGCGGTGCCCCACCAGCTAGGCTCAGGCAGTACGCCGCCAGCACTCATGGCTCGATTGTAGTCCGTCATGCTCATGCCGTGGTAAAGGAACCCATCAGCCGCAGCGGTCACATAGCTTCGGGCTGGCTGTGCGTTGGGCGGGGTTGCTTCCTTCGCGTTGCAGGTATTCATCACAAACCACTCGGACTGCATACCCGGATAGTTGCTTTCATCGGGGTGCGTTCGATTACGCCAAAGAACGATATCCTCCAGAGCGATACCTTGAATCTTGCCCACGGTCTGCCACACGATGCCCCGATGTCCGCCCGAGAATCCCTTGGCGGTGTCGTAAGCTGCCGACCAAGACAACAGGTCTCGAAGATGTGGCTCCCACTTGGCGGGCTCGCGGTCGTCGCCCATGCGAATCTCTTCCCCACGATAGAGGCACTTTCGAGTAGTCGGCGGTACGAATGGCGTGAGTGATTTGACCAACTCAACCACTCGACCGGATGCCGCTGGGTTGTCCTCAAAGGCGTCGGCACACTGCACGTATTGACCGAAGTAGCCGTACAGCGCATCGTCCATGGCGATAGTGTAGCAAACCTTGTCGTACTTGCTACGAGGAAGATCGGCAGCGGTCACGGATCGGCCTAACGCTGGGAGTTCGACCTGAGCCTTGGGCTTGAGGCGGACTTCCTTCTCTTCGGGGAGAGTGACCCATGCCCTGAAGGTGTTAAGCCAGTCCACAGCGTTCGCTTTGATCTTACCCTCGAAGACCTCGATGCGGTGTTGATCGGGGTAGTCGATGTACTTATCTTCCGCAAAGTTCTCGGCAAACTTCCTATCCAAAGACCATGACCAACCGAAGGTGCTGTAGTCAATGTCATGACGCTCGTTGAAAACAGCCATGCCGCGATACACCGTGAGCGGGAACTTTTGGGATTTCCAGAACGCCAACGCCTGATCGTACCAGCGTTTGCTTTCCTCGTCGCTGCCAAACATGAATTCGTCATCAGCCAAGGTGGATTCGTCCATCACCTGCTCGAAGGTTGGGAAGGCTGCCCCGAACTTCTCACCGGGCTTCCTGCCCTCGGTAGGGACGTAATCGTACTTGTGCATACCCGTGATCTTGACCTTACCCAGATCGGCTGTAGGTACGAAGAACCCATCCTCCTTCTGGTCGGTGGTGATTGCCACGCCTTCGGGAACCTGTACTTCAATGATTGCCATCTGAGGTATTTGCTTCTTGTTTTCTTCCCACGAATTCTCTGGCTGCATGTTGCGTGTGAAGAGTTGACCCTCAGCGTAGGCGGCGTAAGCCTCGGAGTATTTCAAATCGTCGTAAAAGTAGATGCCGTCGCGTCCCTGCGGAGCGTAGTAGTTCTTCCACATACCTTGATCCACGGGCTTGAAGCCGTGAGCTTTGATGTCTTTGGCAATAGGCACTGTCGTGACGTGATAGAGCTTGAGGGCTCGGGCTGGTGTGGCTGCGGTCAACGCCTTTGCTTTACCGCCGCCGATCCTAATCTGGTCGGCTGAAAACACGCAATAGCTATACTTGCCGTTGTACTCATCCACCATGGTGCTGTCGTAGCCGCGTTCCTTCATGCGGTTGACGGCTTCCTGATTGTCCAAAATGTTCCAATCGAGGCCGTTCTGCTTCACAATCTCGTTGAGCCAGTTGCCTTCTGGGTCTACATCGATGGCAAAGGCTCCCAGTTCAATCGTCTTGACGGAATTGCCTTGCAAGTCGGAATAGCCGTCACTCATACATAGCTCGCAGATGTAAGTCAGGTCGGCGATCTGTTTCTTGCTCAGATTGTATTGATCTTCTTGCCGAATCAGTGGCTTCTTCATCTTCAAGTAGCAGGTCATGACGTTTGAGCCGAACTCTTTCGCTTCCTCAGGGTCATCGGTGAAGAAGAACCCACCAGCTTGTACCTTAATCTCGGAGAAGAGAATGTATCGGGTGCCGGGTTTCTGCTCGAACTTGTCGAATTTCTTATCGGTGCCGTGATACACAGGACCCACTTCACCGCGAGCAGCGAGCTTTCGGGAGACTTTCCCCCGTGGCTCCTCGTAATCTCGTAGGTCCACGACCTTGCACTTGAGCAAGATGCCGAGCTTCATGGCGGCGTTTGCGCGGTGGTTGCCGTCGTACAGCCAATCGCCTTCGGTGGTGCGGCACACGAGGGGGTACAACTGCTCCGTGTCACTCAGCCCGACATTGCTGTGCGGCTTGGTGATCTCCTCGGGGTTGTCCAAGAAATACTGGAGGTCTTTCCGCTTGAGGGTCGCCTGATTCGTCTTCAGATCGGCTGGATGTAATTCTTCAAGTTGAGCTTCCTCGATCAAACGGTCACGCTCAAACAGACGCATGTGGCGGAAAGTCTCCATCACATCGGGACGTTCGGGGAAGACCTGAAGCATGTTCGGCATATCCCCGTCGTCGTCCGAAGCCGTCTTGGGCTTACCGAGAAGCTGCTCGATCTTCTTGCCGTCGCTCTTGAACAAACTGATGAGTCCCGGGTGGAAATCGCTGGCGTTATCCTTCACCATCTCCTGAATATCTACCCACGTGAACCATTCTAGACCCGTGGTTTCCCAGTGATGTTCGGACTGCGGGGCGAAGCGGAACTCCGTACCCACGGTGCCGAGGAAGTTGTGATAGGAAAAGCCGCCCTTTGAAAATACGTAAGCTGGGTGCATGGTGATGCCGCCCGTGAAGCCCGTCTCTTCCGTTAGTTCGGCCTTGGCACTGTCCGCGAGGCTCATCTTTGGCTTGACCGCTCCACCGATGGTGCCCCAGCAATTGCCGATGTGAACATCGGGTGACCGCCACGCGAGACAGATGCGACCAGTGGTGGTGCAGATCGGCAGCACGCCAGACGCGGCGTTACCCTCGCCCGCCCAGAAGCCCTCATTATTGAATCCTTCGGCGATCTTCATCGACGCCGTTGCACCTTGAGCCTTCGCCCCAACGAAGTCTATGTCGCGGGCATAGACGTTATGGTCGGTGCCGCCCTTCGCCCACTTGATCTCGTAGAACTTGTCAGCCCCACCGTGATACTGTTGTGCCACATCAGGCGGAATGCTGCGGATGTTCTTGATGACACCCTTCATCCCATCAGCCTTACGAGTGACCTTGGAGCCGATGTCACCCGGCTTAGACATGGCAGCGTCCACTTCATAGATGTGGCTCGCGTCAAACACACAAATCTGATCGCCGTCGAGCAGCTTGTACATGCCCTTGCCCTTGAACCATACGGCGTCAAACTGAGCCTTCAGGTGCTCGGTCATCGGCTTGGTCGCTTCCACGCGATTCTTCTTGGCGAGGTCCGCGTTGTAGCCCTGACTGATCCACCATTTCATCATGGTCTTCGGCACTCCGAAGTTGATGGTCTCCAGCCGTGGCACGTCGAGGTAGTAGGTCTTCATGCCCCGCGTGGTGCCGCCTGCGAACTGCTTGGCGATAGCCTTGGCGGTCGTGAAGTACACGCCGTAACCCAGATGGTGCACGGGGGCTGGGATGCCGTCATGGTAGGGTTGGTTACCTTCGTAACCGTGGGCAACGTCGCCCGATCCCGCGTCCCCGATGTAGACCTTGAAGCCCTCGTTCCCGATGTTCTCCTGCTTCTCCTCGGTGGTGCCATGGTAGACAGGGCCGAACATCTTGCGGTCAACGGCGTCCTGCTGGCTAATGCGGTTCATGGCGGCGAGCTTTGCCACGCCTGCCAGCTTCTTCATGAAGATGCCTGCGGTGCTGCTGTCGAACCATCGTGGCGGCGGGTCGATCACGTAGGGCTGGAACCCCAGACTGTTGTAGAAGGAGCTTAATTCCTTCCCAGAGAGCCCTGTGAGCGAATGAGCGAGCAAGAAGCACACTTGGGCACCCTGAGCCTTCGCTGCGTCGAGCACAGCCCCTACAAGCGCCCTGCCGAGCCCATTACGACGTGTCGCGACCTTGACGCTTACGGTGCCCAAAACGAAGGCTTTGTCGTAAATTCCAGCCCCACCTTTGGGTAAAGTGCTCCAATCAAACCACTTAACCAGCCCCTCGCGGTCTTCCATGGTGCCGGAAGCACTTCCATCGACGTGTTTGGCGGTAATTCGCCCGTCTGGTGCCGTGGTGATCTTGATTTCTTCCTCAAACCCAGCCGTCTTGACGATCCGCCCACCATCGAAATACTTGATGGCGGTGATGTTCTGCCGAGAGATATCGCCCTCAATGCGACGGTACATGTCGCCTTCCTCGAAATGCTCCGGGTCAGGCTCGCTCTTGCCGTAATCCCAGATGAACTCGATCACGGCGTACTGGTCGCTGTCCGTCACACTCGCACCGTATTCCTTCGCCGCGAACTCCGCGATGGCGCACCAGATGTATTTCTTGCCGCCTGTCAGACGGTTGTCGCTCGCTTTCAGACCTTCCTTGTCGATCAGTTGAGCGGCCTGCCACGAGGTTCCGTGGTAGAAGACCTGAGGATCGTCTTCGTGAGCCGATGCCGCCACGCCCTTAGCCTTGGGCTGACCCTTGCGTGCGTCCACCACTTCATACTTGCTGCCGTACTTTGTATTCCACTGGCTGAAGAAATCCTGCGGGATGGTGCCCCAGTGTAGAAGCATTCGAACTGGCGATGGGGTTGCCCGCACTTCAAGGTCCCGAACTTCTACGAGAGCGAGAATGTGGTTTGACCCGCTGAAGCCAATCGGCTCATTGATGCGGGAGGTGTTAATGTTGTATGTCTGGCTTCCTTCAGTGTTCGGACGGGCTAGGAGCCGCAATGTACGGGTGACCTTCTCTGCCGCTTCGCGGAACGCCGCCTCTCCCTCGGACGCATCGGGGAGTATGGTGTTCATGTCGGGGCGTTGTTTCTCCTTAGGGGTGCCGTAGAAGACTTGATCCCATGCCCGAATGTAGGAGTAGTTGTCCTTGACGTGACCCGCCGCACGGGTGACGGCACCTAGCCACACGCTGGGTAGGAGCTTCTCAAGCTCAGCCTTCAGTTCGGGATGGAATGGCATCTTACGTTCAGCGAACTTGGCTTCCCATTGCGTGAAACACTTGCGGACGTAATCTTCCCGCATCACCCTGATCTCATCCTGCCAGTCTTGGGTTGCGCCTTCCTGTGTAGCTGCCAAGTAGTAGCAGAGAACGTGGAAGGTGTTATCGCTCATGTGCTTGATTGGAGCACCGAGAACCCCCGTAACGTTGTCCTCGTCAAGGTACATGGTGTTCGGCTGAAGCTCCATGATAACCACGAGCGAGCCGCCGCGAGCCTTTCTATCCTCGGTATCGGGGGCTCCCGCAGCCGTCATGAGGTTCTGTGACACGTAAATGCCGCCGTAAGATTGACGGCTGGGTGCGGATATCCCAGCATCAGGATCGTCTGCCCAAACCTTTTCCGTACCTTCAGGAACTAACCCCTGACTCATGATGCTTCGCAGATTCTTGATGCTGGTGCCGTGATACCAGATGGACTTCGGTGCGGCGGTCTTGACTTGACGCACGACCTTGAGCGGTCCCATGTGAGCGGCCTTGCCACTGAGTTCGATGATTGCACGAGCGAGCTTGGGGTCATTCTTGACGATGTAGTCGGTCAGATACTTCATCTGCTCCGCAAGCTCTGCCGAGCCCTCGAACTCGATCTCGCCCCATGCTTTCCACGCTTCCTCGAAGTTTTTGTAGACCGGGAACTTCTCGGGCTCATTGTAGGAAGCATTCTCGTCATTCCATTGCTTGAGCCACAAAGCCTTAACTCGCTTGGCTTGGGCGGAACCCTTGGCGTTCAACTCACCACCACGGTCATTGAGGAGTTCGTAAACATCGTCCTCATCGGGCAGGAGCTTACTGATGTCAGGAGCGGCTACCTCAAGCACGGGTCCGCCGCGCTCGATAGCGTACTGGTTTGCTACGTCGAACTCTGCGATGTATACCGCCCCGTCACGCGGGATGTCGATGTCGTAGGTGGTCTCCTGATCTGGGCGTAGGTAACCATCCCCCATGATAATCTCGGCATTTTTCGTGGACGTGCCGTGATACCACTTCTTCGGCATGGCGGCGGTCACACCGATTGCTTTCGACTCCGCTGGGATCGATAGGGCGTAGTGGGGATATGTCTTTTTGAACAGGTCTACCACGTCGTTAGGTATCAACTCGTTTGTGGGGGTTGCCAAGGTCACGGTTTTCTGATCCACGTCGATCACCGCGTAGCCCCGTAGTACCTCTTCGTACTTCCGCCCAGAGGACATGCCCTCACCCATAGTTCTCGCTATCAGTGTTGCATGAGGGCCTATGCTTCCCTTCTGCGAGAACGCGCCATAGTCAGGGTGGTAAATCCACTTTTCATTCCGCTTCTCATTCAGGCTGCCGATCTTACTCTTGAACACCTTGAAGTGGTCCGCAGGTAGTGGCTTTGTCAGTACAACCGTGCCGGGGAATGCCTTCTCGCTAAAGTTCAATTCTCTCTCAATGGTGTCCTCAGTGCCGTCCTCAGGATCAACTTCGAGATACGACATCGGGATGTTACGGACCTCAAGGATGGTGTCGCACCCCTTCTCATTGGCGAACCACTGAGCATTCTCAGGGAAGTTCGTGAGATAGAGGTACTGCGGCTGTCCAGCGTTCCCGCCCGATGAGACTTGATTCGGCCCCCAGCCGTTCTTCATGATGGCTTCAGCGTTCTCGGGGCAGGTGCCATGGTACAGCGTAGGCGCTGTGGTGCCTGCATACTTGACAAACTGCTTCGGTTCCCAGTAAAGCTTCCAGTGGTCTTCGTACTTGCCGCTCAGTTCGCACAACGACTCACCCGGCTTCTCAACCTTGAGGACGGTGGTCTCTGCGACAGGCATCTTGTCGAACGTGAAGTAAACCTTCTCGTTCATCAGGACTGGCGGACGGCTTCGGAATGCCCAGAACTCCAGATTGTGCGCGGGCGGCTCGTCCCAGAAATGACCACGGGTTTCTTTCGGCACTTCGATGAAGAACGCAAACTTGGCGATATCTGACGATTTTCTGACGATACCTGACGATAACGACCAGTGGGGTTTACGGGGTTCCAACTTCATAATCACGGCTGGAATAGTCGTTTTGCCCATCTTCTTAGCCGCACGGGTGCGGTGATGCCCCTCTTCCAAGTAGTATTTCCCCGGCTGGTCTTCGTACTCATCTACGAGGATGGCTTCGAACCACTTCTCCGCTTCCATCTGCGTGTGAATCTCGTCCACACGTCTGTCAGTTGTCCATTGCTCGCCCTGCGTTTCCACCACATCGGCGACGTTGATGAATTTCTGCTCGATTCCCTTCAGTTTCCGAACGAACGATGCGGGCAGCATGTGTTCCTTGACTGGATCGGCACTGAAATCAATGTTCCAGCCCTGCCACTCACCTACACCCTGCTCAGACTTGTACTGTACGTTGGCTCGGTTGGGATTAAACATTCCCATCTTTGCCGACGCAGCGTCCTTACTGGCTTTGAGGCCGTTCTTTAGGATATCGTCGAGGTTCTCCGCTGCCGTGCCGTGGTAGAACTTCGGCATCTTCCGTGCGGCTTCCTTCTCATCGGAGAACAACGGCGGGTCGAACATCAGAGGGAAGTCCTGTCCGCCGATGCCCTTCTGACCACGCAAAGGCAGGTTCTTGGATTCGTCGCCGTATGCCATGACCCTTTTCTGAGCGGGCTTCTTATAGCCTTGCCCGTAATCGATACCAATCAATTGAAGCTCAGCGCCCGACTCAATTGTGATCTCATTTTCATCTTCGTTGAGCATGTTAGCAAGAAGAGTCGCGTCCCAGTCCACATCGGTTGAGCGTAGTACCTTGGCTTTGAGGATCAAGGTTTGAGGATGTTTCGGGTGCGGACCACCTTGATCCCACATTGACCCCGAGCCAAAGTACGCATCGGCACTGTTCTCAACCCACGTCCAATAGACGCCCGCCTTTTCCAAATTCGGTTGCGTGCCCTGCTCAACTTGAACCGCACGATAGATCGTGATGGGGAAGTCCACTGTGCTGAAGTGGGCGACATTCTCGTCGTAGCGGTACTCAGCCTCGTTGAAATCGTCTGGCTGGTACATCGGATTCGCGTCACACCAGTTGTCGAACGGCATGGGCTTGAAGTTCTGCGCTGCCGCACGGACTGTGCGAAGGTTCTTTGGCGGATTCTTCCACGCCTTCTCACCTTTGTATTTGTAGCCCGTGATCTGGATTTCTTCACCCGGATGAATGTTGATCTCCCGCTCATCGGCTGCCACGAGGTTCACGTAGGCAGTGCGAATCCAGTCGATCTGCTTGGGCGAACTCACGACGCCACGCAGGATTACGATGTGCGGGTGCCCAGCAGCGAGTTCTTCGTGCACATAGGCGTTATTCTCGTCGTAGGACCAATAGATGCCAGTCCCCTTCTCCGCGTATTGACCCTTGTTGATTTCCTTAAGGCTCACCGAGCCCAGCCCACGGTAAACCGTGAGGGGGAACTTCAGGGATTGAAGGCGATTCATAGTGATTTCCCATGTCGCCCCGAGCCACTCCCAGCCGATCTTGTCGAGCCACACTTCCTGCTCAGCCTCGGGCATCTTCTCCCAATCCTTGCCTTCGGCTTTCGCACGTCCAGCGGCTTCGGACCTGATCTTATCCCAATCGCCCTGTGCCTCGCTGAGGCTACCACCCCAAGCAACCACGTCCTGTAAATCAAGATCGTACACGCTGCCCGCTCCCGTCTTGAACAGGTCGGGTGAAAGCGATTCAAGCGACGGCAGGTCTTCCACACCCATCACACGCTCGGGGATGTCGGCGTAAGCATTCGTCTCCTCGCCCATCTCGGGATTCCTGTACTGCGTGTCGCTCATCGGCGGCGTCTTGTGGGATGCTGACTTTCGCGGCTTACCGAAAGGTACTCGAACCTGACCACCACCCTTCGTACTCAGGGTGATGCTGTCCACTTGGAAGGAAATGCCCTCGGCCCAATCCATTCCCTCATATTTGGCGGCAGCGTCAGGCTTGACGTAGGCAAGGGTCACGTGCGGTACGTAGGGAAAATCATCTTTGCGGGTGCCCATCGCTTCTGCGACCTTGTTGTGGAGAGCCTCAAGTTCGGGAGCGTGACACTGAACCACGATGGGGGCTTGGGCGTCAGAGCTTTCGCTCACGGAGAATACGTGCGTCTTCCCTAGCGTGACCGTAAACGGTTGCTGCTCGCCTACAACTTGACTCAACAGAGCGGGGTCGGGCTTTACCCCGTACTTAACTGTGATGTGTGGATCGTCCTCACGACCATCCTTGCCGAGTTCCTCATCTGGAATCTGCTTGGCGGCTTCCATCATCCCGGAGGCGGCATCAGGCGGCAGGTTGATTTGAGACGTGGCGTTTTTGTGGGGACCTGACTTGGCTTTCTTTGCTGCCTCAATGTCGGCTTCATCCTGAGCGGCGGAACAACCGAACTTCGCCATCGGAGCATTCGCCCAAAGGTCCTGAATTTTCTGCTCCTGCTCTGGGGTGCGGGGCAGATTCCATCCGCCGTATTGTTTGATACGCCCACGCCCACGAGTAAACACGTGGTCGTTCGTTTTGACCAGCTTGAATTCTCCCGAAGTCCAATCGAGTCCATCGAGGTACGCCATAGCCTGACGGCTGAGCCCCAGCGCCCATTGCCAGCCCAAACGTTGCTTGTGCCGACCGTAGACGTAGTTATTGAGCAGGAGCCAGTATTCTTTCGTTGGCTCATCGCTGATGACACTCTGATCGGAGAACTCGGTCACGAAGTCCGCTCCGTACTTCGCATTGAAGCGAGCGGCGACGGCCTGCCATTCTTTGCCGTGTCCCTCGGGTGCGAGTAGCTTTTTGTATTTGTTGTAGGCGTCGAACCCGACTTCCATGAGTTTCGGCTTCCCAATAAGCAGAGCCACTTCATGATGACACAGTTCGTGAGCGATAGTACGGCGAAGCGATTCCTCGTGCCCCAGTATGGACTTCTGAATGCCGATTGTGGTGTTGTCCGCACCCCAAGTGTTACCCGCCTCATCCCTACCCCGTTCCCACACATCGTACCCCAGCATACGGTTGGTCTGGTTTACGATCTTGACTTCGGGATGCGGGAGCCCGGAAGCGAGCACGCCCATCATTTCGTTAATGATGTTCTTGACCTGACCGATATCGGCGGCGGTTTTCTGTGCCGCAACCTTGGGATTCATGATGCCCATTATCATCAGTTCCCCGCCGTAGACCGAGGCAACCTGCTCAAAGTCGTTGCGTTCGTACCACTCCACCAAATTGAAGCCTTGGGCTTGTTCCTCAGCGGTGTCGGCAACCAACAGACAGATGCCCGCACCGCGATCCCCGGCTTCTCGCAAGAACTCGGCAAGCAGATAGTCCCCGTAGCCCTTGCCACGGGAATCCTCGTATACGTTGATGTTGTTTAGAACGGCGAAGGTGTCATACTTCTTCCGCAGGTCGGCAACAAACTCTTTGTTCGTGTAGCCGAAACGGTCGAGCCAATTCTGGAGTTGTTCCGCATTGGTGTCCGCTGTGTACCCTTCTGCGGAACCCTGATCTTCCGAGATGTTGATTTCCCGTACCGAAGAGGATGCCAGTTTGCTGAACGTCTCGATTTGGCTCTGCGGCACCATGATTTGAACCTTTGGGTAACCCTGATCGCGGAGCACGGAGAAGCGGTGCCGACCGTTGGTGAAATGCGCCTCACCACCCGCATTGTCGCTCCACGACACAATAGGAGCCTCAACTGGGGTGTTGGGGTTGTCCTGCCGCCACTGGGTAAAGCGAGCGTAGCGGTCGCCGATGTGATTGGTTTTATCCCCCGGAGCGAGGTACAGGTGTTTGTCCTTCGACCACTCGCGATCTAACTTTTGCGTATCAACCCAAACTAGCTCGTAGTCTTCGAGCTTCCTATCCGATGGTTGGGTGAACTTAAGCGGCGGCAACTCGGTTGCGGTCTTGCTCGCCATAACCTGCCGACCTTCGATAGCATCGGCTGGTGTGACGGGCATATCCTCATCGTACATGACCGCTCCCCAAATCTTCAGCGAATCCATCCACGTCTTCTTGCTCGCCTTCCACGCACGATTCGTGGCGTTCATTTTCTTCTGATCGTAATCCCCGTTCTCGTCTTCCATGAAATACGGGTCTTGAATCATGTTCTCGTCAGGGAGTAGAAAGGCTTCGTTGAACCTGCTAACGGGCAGCCGTAACATGGCCCCGCCCTCATACATGTCCGCCGTCTCCCTCACGCCCCAATAGCTGTGCCCCTCCACCTTCCCTTCGGTCAGGATGGACTTGAGGTCTCGTAACGTGGTGCCGTGATAGAGAAAGCCGTCTGTCTCAAAGAATGAGGTCGTGGTCGCGGGCTGTTTGGCTATCTTCCGAAGCAATGGGTTCATTCTAGCGTCCTACCATAGAAAGTGGAAGTTCAACGGCGGGACTTCTTCTTTTTCGCCAGTTTATAGCCCCTTTTGAGGGCTCGTTTGACCGACCTTGAGGGCGGTGTATCGCGGCGAATTGCGATGAGCGGGGTCACAGTAGGCCAGTATTCAACGCGGACGACCTTGCGGTTCAGGGGCTTTTGAGTCTTGGTTTCCTCATCAAGATAGGTAGTTTGGATGGCACAGATACCCATCATCACGTCTTGAGAATCCTGCGACTGCTCACAGTCAACTTCGCTGAACTGGGCGTCGTTGGCGTTCGGGTGGGTGTGAATGGTGCCGAGGTAAGTCAACCCGATCTCGGCTGCGTCCTCTTCATGTTCATCGATCTCGTAATCCTCGTACCGAAGGGTGCGTTTTCCGGGCTTGTGATCGACCTTCACAAAGGCATGAATGTAGAGGATATCGCTGCGTACTTTGCCCCACAGGGCTTCCATGTATTCCAATGGGTAATGATTCAGGGCTCGGCGACGGAACTTCGCCTCCTCCTTCTTATCGACCACAATGCGGGTGAAGGGTGCGACTGCCATGATGACTTATTTTTCCTTTGTTGCCTCGGCTTTCAACTGTTGAGCAAGAGCTATAACCTCACTGCGGTTTGGCAGAACCCACAGCGTGCTGACTGGTTTACCCGGAGCAAGTCTCTCCATGGCCTCACGAATGTAATGCGTCTCACTCGCGGGCGATTCCTCGGGCTTGTGATACCCAGCAGCTTCCCATGCTTTGCGGTACTTCTCATCGTCGGGCTTTTCCCAACGCGCTTTCCTGAGCGTCTCCGTGGCTTTCATGTAAATCGACCACAGGGATGTCTTGCTTCCAACAATAGCTCTGACAGCCGTCTCAATGTCGCCTACGGTCAGGGAGGCAGTCTTTCCCATCGACCGGGCTTTGAGACTCGTTGCCAAAGCTGCTGCAATTTCAAACCGAAGGCTTTCATCCGTGCGACCTTCGATGGCGAACTGAAGCTTTTCAAGCTCCCGTTCCCCTTCCTGCACTAACTTATTCAGGTTGCTCAGAGTTTCGTGCTCTTCGGGCGTCAATCCGCCCTTTGTGGGCTTGTAAAGCAGGTCGTGCGTGACCTCGGCCCATGCGTGCATCAGGACGGATGCTACCTGAATCTCGATCTGCGTGTCGGCGTACCGAAGCTCCTTCTTGCGGAGCGTCTCGGGGCGCAGGCGCACCAGATAGTGGGTTGCCGTGTAGCCCAGCGTATCGCCTTCCTCGGGCTTGCTGGCTTCGGGGAAGCTCTTTGGGGGTCGCACGGGGACGAATAACTTTTCAATGATCTGTCCAACCGCATCGCGGTCGGCTGGCATGTAAAGCGCCACACGGCAGCCAGCTAAATCGATGATGTCGTCGTCAATATCGCGGAACGTCTTATAGTTCCTCTTTTGATTTCGCTTGTACAGCTTTTTCCCCAGCCGATCTGGGGTCTTCGCACGGGAGCTAACCACCGCCTTGATCCCCGCATCCTGAAGAGCCTGATCCAATTTGTCCTGTACGAGGTGCGCGACTTCATCGTAGAAGTCCACCTCGTGCTTGTAGTTCTTCAAAAAGGCTTCGATGACCGTGTACTTCTCACCGGCCGCTGTCAGAGCGATCACATAACGGTTCTGCTTTTCATCATGCGTGACCGGATACCGTTTCTTGAGTCGGTCCCACGCTGGCTCAGCGGTAGCGGGGTCGCGTTGGTCATCCGACAGGAAATACTTCGCTCCTCGGCGCTTTACCTCGGCGATTGCCCGATCATAAATCTCCTGCCCCAGCCCGGTTTTCCGACGCTCCGGTGCGCTGATGAACTTTAGGCGATAGGCGGGCTCGCCTTTGTATCGGGTGCGGTATACGCTTGCACCACCCTGCCGCTCCCCGCTCGCGTCTAGACCGTTGATATCGAACATTGTCGAATCGCCCGTGATCCGCCACTGAAGGTCTTCGTTTGCAGCCTGCTTCTTGGCGGCGGCGTCCTTCTGTTTCGCCTTCACCGTGTCGAACAGGTACTCGAAATCGACCTCGGAGATGTCGCCCAGCAGTTCTTCGCCCGCTTGCCCAATGTACGCCTTTTCAGCTTCCTCTAGTGTGTCGAACCCCAGCATCACTTTGTACTCGTCGAACTCTCCATCAGGTGTGTTTTGCTCAACAATGTAGGCATATTCGGCATCTTCGTTGGGACCCCTGTAGATGTCGAGATTCTCCTTATCCCCGGTTGCCGTCGTGTCGGGGATGTAGCCGTAATCGACTTTCATCTCTGTTTTGAACGACGTACCGTCAGGTTTCTTACCGACGCGGGTGCTTCCCTTCGGCCACTCAATTATAACAGGGAGACCCCGAAATTCGGTAGAGTGTTCCTGTGGCAGCTTGTCGGCGATGACGATTTTCACGAAAATGCCCTGTTTTCTGTGGTTTTGGGGGTCTCTGGGTAACACGTTCGGTCCAGCAGCATCCCCTCATAGAAGATACCGAAAGCGGGGAGTTTAGGCTGGCATTGGTTATCAGAAATTTTTTCCGCATAGATTGTGACGGAACTTGGGTATTACAAAAATGTGGGAGACTGCACTCAAAACACGGCAGGCCAGCTCGCCCCCATCGGCATCGGCGCTATCATTTACAAGTGGCTCCGCACTGGCTCTACGCTGTCCCTACGCTGGCGCACCATTTTTGCAACTACGTGTTGCTTAGATGAGTCTCTTCTCGGAGGAAATGTTCTTGGCTAAGAAAAAAGATTCGAAGAAAGTCTCAAAGCAAACCCTCATCGCTGAAGCCCAGCGCCTAGCAACTCAAACAGACGAACTCACACGTGATTTTTTCCGTAACAAGAGTGAGTTCAAGGACGGCTGGAACATTTACTGGCCGACCTTCCAAGCCTTTCTCGCCGAAGCAAAAGTAGTCTCCAAGATCGCCAAGCCGTCACCCGACAAACAGGTCGAACTTGAGATCGAGAAAGTCCGCGACCGCAAGACCAATCTGAAAGCCAAATACGAAGCGGCTATTCACCGCGCCGAACGCGCCGAGGAAACCCTGTCGGTATTGCAGGACCTCCGCACCAAAACACCGCAGCATCTCAGCATCCTGCCGAAGGTTGTTACTGGCACCAGCGAATCAGTCGCAGTGTGGGCGGCAAGCGATTGGCACATCGAAGAAAAGGTCGATTACGCCGATGTCGAAGGTCGCAACTACTTCGATCTGAATACCGCGCATCACCGCATTGAGATGTACTGGCAGAACATGATGCGCCTGACGGACATCATGCAGAAGGACACCAACATTCCCGTCGTCTTTCTGGCTCTGCTGGGCGATTTCATCACCAACACCATTCACCCCGACGTGGCTGAAAGCAATCAGCTTGGTCCGGGCGATGCGATCTGGTGGGTGCAGGAGCGCCTTGTCAGCGGCATGAAGTTCGCCCTTGACAACCTCAGCAAGAACACGGTCCTCAAGGTCGCCTGTCACACGGGCAACCACGGTCGCAGCACACCGAAACAGCGCCAGAAGACTGAGCCTTCAAACTCGTGGGAGCGGTTGATGTACCGCGAAATGAAGATGATCTTTGACGGCGACTCGAAGTACGGCAAGCGCGTCGAGTGGTGCATTGCTGACGGTTACCACAGCACGCACGACCTGTTCAATGGAGCCTTCAAGCTTCGTACTCACCACGGCCACGCCATCGGTTACGGCGGCGGCGTTGGCGGCATCACGATTCCTGTCAACAAGAAGATCGCCAACTGGAACATCAACAACCCGAGAACTCCAAACCTCGATTTGTTCGGTCACTTTCACCAGTACATTGATAGCGGAACGTTCGTCACAAACGGCAGCTTGATCGGCTACAACGCCTTTGCTAACACCATCGGCGCAGCGTTCGAGAAGCCCACACAGGCGTTCTTCCTCATCAACAAGAAGTTCAACTCGAAGACAATGGCAACGCCAATTTTCCTCGACTAACTGCTGTGATACACTGAGGCTAGATGACCTTTCGCAATAGCCTCGACGCCGAAGAACTCCCCGCCCTGTACGAAATCGAGAAGGGGTGCTTTGAAGCACCCTTTCTCTGGAGTCAAACGACCTTCAACAACTCCCTCCTCAAAGCTGCCAAAAAGAACAACGTCTGGGTCGCCGAAGAAAACGGCAAGATTCTGGGCTTCCTGCTGGCGGATAAAGAATTCGGCAAAGGCTACATCGACACCGTGGATGTTTCCCCCAAGGCACGCGGGAAGGGGATAGCGACCAAGCTCATTGGCATGTACGAGGCGGCAGCTAAGAAGCGCGGCCTTGCGGAGATCAAACTGGAGGTCAGTATCGAGAACCCGGCGCAGGTGTTGTACTTCAAGCTAGGCTACCGGGTGACCGCATTCCGTCGCCACTACTACAAACTCCACTACCACGCGCTGACGATGGCTAAGAAACTTTAAGCTTGCGGTTCATGCGAGCTTCGATGCTCACCATTTGGAATTTGCCGCCCAACACGTCCTGAATCTCGTGAATCTCCATCATGCGATTCCAGCATCGCATACGCTCTTCTTCGAGAGCATCCATCTTGGTGCTATACTCCGCGAAGGTGCGAAGCAAGGTTTCATTGCTCATCGTCCTGACGCCGTTGCAGAACCTTTTGCTAGGCAACTTCGTCATTAGAGTTCCACTCCGTCGTCCAGATACTTTTTCTCGCCGCAGAAACACTCGACCGTGGCGCTGTCGCCGAGGCCGCTCGGGACAAAGATGACTTTGCAATGTGCGCCCGAGAAGTCGGGCACAACCTTACAAGTCTTCCGGTGTTCCTCTTGCCAAGCGGAGTATTGCTCTACCTGCGTATCGTTCAGTGTGAAAGTCCTCATGCACCAATCTTACCACGGGTGCGAGGCGGTAGTCAAAAAGGTTCCGATCTTGTTCTCGCGACCGCGCCAGCCGAGTGAGCGGGCCTTGGCGATGGTCTTGCGGTAGGAAAGTTTGTCGGGTACGAACTGGAACGCACGCTGATCCCTGATGGCGACTTTGTTCGTGCGGGCGTTAAACCCGAGCCAGCCTTCTAGGAGCCAGTAGCACATGTAGTAGCAGAGATTGGGTTGTTTGGCGTCCGCCGTGCGCTTGCTTCCGCAGACTTGGCAACAGGGAATCATTTAGCGTCTCGCGTACAGCCAAGCGCCGTGTGGGTCAACGGTGCTGATGTCCACGGTCGCCAGAGTCGAACGAACGCCCTTGGCAGGCGTCTTCCAGCCCGCTGCCTTGTAGATGTTGCCGTTGGCGTCAACGAAGCAATATACGCTGCGGCTATTGCTGCCCCGCATGGTCTGGACGATGCGTGTGTATTTGATGCCTTCGCGCTCGATCAGGAAGGTGTAGCCGATGCTGTTGAATTTCACGTTGAGGGCGGTGATGAATTCCGTGTTCGTCATACCCCTATTATACCCAAAAATAGACGAGAATCGATAGGATTTTAGAGGTTTATTGCCTCTGTTTTCAGCTACCTACGCGGTGAATTGACGTTGATCGTCATCGAGCCGTCACCGCTGGTAAAGCTGGCGCTTTTCTGACCGAACTGTTTGTCGATAGCGCCTAAGCAGTCGTCACGGTAGCAACTTTTCGTGCTCGGCTTGTCGTAGTCGTGTTCGATCTTAGGCGGCGGGTTGCTCTCCATTTGCCGCTGCGCTTCCCGTGGAATACTTTGATACGCATGTCCGACCGTGGTCGTGGTTACCGCCTCTACTTCTCCGTTGGAATCCGTTTCCACCACCTGCACGGGCTGCGCTGCAACGGCGGCTATCGGGGGAGGAAGCGCGGCTGCGGCAGGAGCAGGCTCGTCTGGAATGACGGGCGCTGGTGCCGCGAACAAATTGGCCGTTGCCATGTTGAACTCCTCGGTGCTGACCATGATCTGTTCCATCTGCCTGATCTGTTCACCTTGCATGACAATGGTCCGTTCGTTGTTGTACATCCTGATCTGTTCGGGAGTCGGACCACCAAGATCGTTGCGGACACTGTAGGCAGTGATGAACACGAACAGCGCGGTGATTCCGCCTATGAACTTTAGCCAACCGTACTTTGCGGCGGCTTCCACTTTCGGGACGGTCTCAAGAGCCTTGTCGCTGAGGTCTTTCACGCCTTTCCACGCGGGATCGTGGTTCTTTATTTCGTCATTAGCCCCGTCGCGGGCGGTGCTGCTGGTGTCCTCGCCTCCCTTTTGAGAGTCATGCTCAGCTTGCTGCCCCTCGTCAGGATCAGTGACGGCTTTGCTGGCATTCTGCGTGAATTTATTTTCGAGGTTCTCGCGGATATTGGAGAGGACACTCCAGAAACTCATGCTGGTTTCCTTGTCTCAGTCATCCCACCCGCACCGATAACCGCAGCGATGGGGCTGGCGATGGAGATTGCGATGCCGATGTTGTCCGCCGACTCATGACCGATCACCAGCGAGGCGAGCACGCCCAAAACCATTGGGATTATGAACCCCAAAACGGCGTACCCGAAGGCTTTCCAGCGAGTCTGGCTCATGTAGATGCAACGAATTAACATCACGAGACAAACGCAGTCGAGAAGAAACAGAAATGTGTTCATAGCACGTCCTTTGATTTGCAGTTTGGGTCTTCTTTGACGAAGGTGCCGTTGTCTTTCAGGATGTAGTCGCAGCCATCTTCCCCGTGAAGCATGGTAGTCCCGTCCGCTCGTTTGTAAAATCGGGGATTGGGTTTAACGTCGTTACAGGCTACGGTCAGCCCGCAGAGAATCAAGACAGCAAAGACCACGATTTGCTTCATGAGGACCATTATACCACAGTTATTGGATGCGGCTATGCACGAAGGTGCTATGCGAAAAGCTTGAGGTAGGCGTCCTTTTGGGTGCTCTGTTTGTTCAGAGGATGTTCGTCGGTCCACTCGACTTCGCGGGACGTGATCTCCATGACCTGAGGGTTGATGCAGTCGTTGGGGTAGTTCGCGTTCTCAAGAGTTTCCGCGATCTCGTTCATCGTCAGGTTGTCGTGGTTCACAATCAGCACTTCGATCTTGAATACTTTCGTTCTCATGGTTCCTCTCTTCGTTCTGGTTCATCAGCGCGTACTGGAGCCTCATGCGACCCGCTTCTGTGTCGGGCACCAGATTGCCGTCGATGGTAAAGAATCCTCGCTCATCAATCTCAACGCCAGACCGCTTAGGGGTCTCGACGATCACGGGCTCGAAGTCCCGCTTGAACATTCCAGCGGGCGGCTTAGGTAACGGCCCGCACTCCTTCTCCCACTCCTCTCAAGGTCTTTCTTCTTGATCCAGTACGGGGCCAAACCTTCGGTTCTGATCTTCTCGTAGTTTTCGGCAGACGTGTAGTGGTAGCCGATCATAAATTTCGGATTCGCTTTCCGTCCACTCGAACAAACTGCCGCAGGGGTCGCCCGCATTGAGGACAAGGAGCGGGGTTCTTGGCCCAAATCGCAAGGCAGTGCGGATATCCAGCGGGCAGGTCTTCCCAGACTTCGCAATGTGTGCGAGAGCAACTCATTTCTTCCACACCAACCACGTGACGCGGTGCTTCGGAGGATGAGGCGGGGCGAAGATTGCTCGCACCAGCACAGCTACCATCCAGAGCACACACCAGACCAGCACAGCGGAAAGGGCATAACCAATGAAGGCTGCGGGTCGTTTCATGCTTTATTGTACCACGACGTTAGGTTACAACACAGACCATTGAACGTTGGAGCCCGGAGCGGGGCGACGGCTGCCACACTTGGAGCAGTAGATGTCGGGTTCTCCCGACAATTGGACGAACGTATGCGAACAGTCGTTACGTGCCATTTCGATGTTGCACTCAACGCAGATGGGACGTTGGTTTACGTGCAGGTCGAAAAGCGTCTGTACGCGAATACCGCAGCCGGGGCATTCCCAGATGAAAAGTTCAGTCAATGTGCTCATTTCTTCTCCAGTCCCAGTCGCTTCATAGTTTCCTTGGTCCTACCGCAGTCGGCGCATGGCGACGGTCCACATTTACCGCTGCGACCTTCCTGTGGCTTATAGTCCCCGTAATTATGGCGGACGAGCCGAGCCAACTTGACGAGAGCTTCGTCGAAGGTTTTACCGCCGCAATCCAGCTTCCAGTCGTGGTAGTTGAGTTCGCCTGTATTCACGTCCCAATCAGCATTGATCTCTCCCGCCATGTAGCCGTACTCCACGGAACCAAACTCCAGCCAGCACTCAACGTTCACGTTCTTTTTGGGGTCGTTGGTGACTCGCTTACCATCGGTCTTGGCGTAGTGGACGCTGAGATTCTCGGTGATGGCGGGTACGGGCATGTGCCGCATGTACCAATAACATTTGCCGCTGCGATCTCGGGAGACGAGGAAGCCCGCCGCTTCCATCTTGTCCGCCCGTTTTGGCGTAATTGGATTACGGATCATCCGTTGGAACTTGGGGTGGTAGTAGAGAAACCACCAAGCGTCATAGGCGTTGCTGATTGTGTGATAGCGTTTCTTCATAATGGATACCATCTCTCTTCGAATTGCTCGATAGCCGCCGTCAGGCGCTCGATGAGGTCATGCTCTTCGTCCGTGACCTCTGCCTTGCCAGTCAGGGTAAACAGCCTCTCGATAGCGGCTTCGTTTTCTTCCTCAGTCAATATTACCATCAGTGCTTCCCTTTCATCTTCTTTCCCTGTGGGTTGATGATGACGCGGTGGTAGGTGCCGCAACATGGACACCCCCGCCGAATCACTTTTGGTCGCTTGGGATTTGATTGCATGGTTCGTCCTTGAGGAATTCCTCCAACGCCACTTCGACATCCGTAGGGTGCGTGCCCCACGGATCGGCGATCATGAGCCAGAACCGCAGGCCCAGCAAGTAGAATTCAAACTCCCAGTCTTGGCTATGGTTGTCGTACCCCAGCCTGATGTTGATGAGGTTGAAGTCCACCCAGCCGTATTGTTTGCGATGGGTGATCTCGTGCCATTGACCTGCCGAGAACCCCGCTGTCCAGTATTTGCTATACCCGAGCATTCTTCTTTACCTCCGTGCCCTTCTTGTTCTTCTTTTTAATACCGCTCGCGTTGCCCTTGGAGGCACGGGAGCCGTGGCATGAGTTGCGATAAACCTTCTTGCGGCGTGCTTCCTTAGGACGCATGGAGCAGAAGATACAGTCGGGACGATGCCCGTGGCGATTAGCGTGTGCATTGCCTGATCCCATGGCTCCCCCTTAGTCCCAGAGGGACTGGAAATGCTTTGCGAACAAAGCCAGCCCCTCCTCAAGAATAGCCTGATCCCGCGCTTCCAGAGCCCGCAGAGCGACGAAGTGATCGTCCTTGACCTTAGCCCATGCCTCGGGACTTACGCCCACAGGACGGCGGCTAGGGTAGGGACCGAGTTCCTTCTCGTAGATGCAGTCGTCGAGGCGGTTGCTTGCCTCGAACCCGGCGATCATCTTCTCCATGATGACATCCCAACGGGCAGTCGCGATTGCGAACGCCTCATCGGTGTAGTTGCCAGTCTCGTCGATGTACTCGGGACCTTCCGGGAACGCAGCCATGGGCACGCCGTGCTTGTGCTCCTTGAGGTAGCGGAGAGCCTGTGGCAGCCAGCCAGCGAGGTAGGAGTCTAGGCCCCAAGTGTCGCGTGGTGCCCAGCCTCGGGCTCCGCGCTGAATGAACCACTTGATGGCGTAGTAAGTGTTCTCGGGAAACTCACGGATGTGCTTGATTCCACGGCGAATAGTCCGGTACGCCGTTGTGTACCACGGGTCGGGGTTGTCGTAGAGAAAATCGGGGTCCCAAGGCACAGTACGAGCGTAGGTCTTGGGGGTGGGGATAGGGCGATTGCGGAGGAAGCAATCAAGCTTCCGCCAGATAGATACGGTCATGTCGAGGAGTTCCTTTGGTCTCCTAAAGCGTCCTTGACATGATGTTCTCCTCGGGGTGGTTAAATTTAATCGCCAATATTTATGATACTGGAAGTTGGGAAAATGTCAAACTTTTTCTTTCGAGCGATGCCAATGTTGCGACGATGCGATTCCGATTTGGGCTTGCCCTTGAGGGCTAAGCTTGTATTTCTACGGGCTTCCTCCGACTGTACGACGCCGAGGGCATTCTTCTTACCCATCATGGACTGCCTCGTTCTTTGACGAGTTGCCTCACTTATAACCCTGCGGTTTCTAGCTTCACTCAATTTTCTACGTGTTATCGTCGTAGGAATTCCGCCCTCGCCTCCGAGGGTGAGGTTGTAGCCGCATTCGGGATCATGAGAACGAAACAATTGGATAAACAGCTTCTCCTGAGCGTTTCGTTCTTCCTTGTCCTGTATGGGGAGAGTTAGAGCGTCCCATTCAAATGAATTTAGACCATATTTCCTGAGGGCATTGTGGAAATACGTCTTACTACCGCAGCGAAGGGCAAGACACTCATGTCGGTTACGTCGCCTTTCCAAAGGCCAAGTTGTCTGTCCGATGTATCGCTTAATTTTTCCATCGACAGCGTGAGAAGCTACGTAAATCATACATAATAATACTGAAAGTCGTGGAATAAAGAGAGGAGAATTTTGGGAGCCTCGGAGGGATTCGAACCCTCGACCTCGGCGTAAGTTCACCGCGTGCTGTCCGTTCGAGAACCTAGTTTCCCATATTCAGCTAACGTACTGAGGTTAAAGAACAAAACTGCTTCTTTTGCTCACAATTGCTGACCTGTGACTGGAGAATCACTGGGTCTTTTGTTCCGTCTGTCCGCCCACACCATCAAGGCTACACCACGAACAGGAGCGGATTTCCCTGCTCACAAAGTAGATACTTGAAGTCGGGGAAATTCGCAACAACTATTTTAACAAGAAAATAGCGGAAGTGGAGCGAGGGCCACTTCCGCCTAAGAGAGGTAATCAGCATCTCGCTTGATGGCTTACCGTGCCAGTCGGTTCTACCCTGAAGGGGCAGCCCATTAGAAGCTACGGCAGCAAGGTATGCTAAAGAGTTTGAAATTACGTCGATTGAGATCGGTGAGTGATCGGGGTCAATTTATCGTCAGGCGCATCATGACCACCGTCCACCAGCTTTCGCATCCTATCGAACCTACCATAAGCCCCATAGTACAGGTACGACAGGCGGTCGTTTATCCCCGGATGGTCTTGACCTTCCCACATACGTTCATTCCAAGGGACGGATACGGCGGTGCCCTGCGGTCCAATCTGCGGATGCCAAATGTGCAGGACTTGACCCGGCAGCGTCTTGTGCAGCCCGTACAGTGTGTCCATAGCCCGCATCGCGGCATGATCTTCCCCGCCCCAGCCACGGAACCGCCCGTCCCAGCCACCCACAGCCTCAAACGCTTCGCGGGGCATGATCTGAACCATGGCTCCGTACCAATGTCCCACCTTCGGGTCGGTGTCGCAGGCGAGAATGGAGGATGACGCCAATGGTTCGGAGAACGGAAATGGGCTCGCAGGATTGGATTGCAGGAGGTTGCGAGAGGCTTCCTCGGTTAAACGGTAGAATTGACGGTAGGGAACAAACCAGAGCTTTTTGTTTTTCTTGCGAGCAGTACGAATCTCTTCCGCACAGTAAAGAACCGAGTCCGCCGACATGTAGCCGTCAGCGTCGATAATGACAAACACATCACCCGTAGCTTTGGCTGCCGCATTGTTGACGGCAACGGCCTTCGAGAACAGTTGATCGGTCGGATCGTCGCCCATGACAATCTGTGCCCCGGGCAACTGGACCTTCCAATACCGCTTGAGCCATTCCGCGTTCTTTACCCGTGGATGCGTTGGATCGGTGCAACGGAACGGAATTAGGATGCTGATCCCCCGCCCCTTACGGGACAGCCGAGAAACGACCCAACTCACGATAGTCATAACAATCCTCTTTACCAAACCCACTACCCCAGTCATTTTAGTGCCTTTCCCAGTGCACGATAGGCGTCGTATACTGCAAACTTTACATCCTCCACGCGGAACCGCGAAACTTCCGTCATCTTGCCCGCTTCCCATTTCATCTGGATAGATGCGCTGTAATCGCGGAACTTGAAGTCTCCACCGTCTTTTTTCAAAGCGGAGCACATCTCCACGCGACGTGGTATCCCAAAGCCGTCAGCCACGATCATGCCGTGCAAGGACGAGGTTACGATTCTATGGCATCCGCCGATCTGCCGCACAACTTCCAGCGGATCATCGCTGGGGTTGATAGCCTTGATAATTGTGCCCGCAGGCATCAATTTTGCAAACCGAGCTACAAGCTCCCCATCCATGAAATGCGGAAGGATGCCTAAGTCCCACTGCTTCGGCTGAACACCAACCAACTCGTCCGCTAGTATCCCGGGGTCGCCCAGAGCGTAACTCCCCCCGATGCCCCGTGCCGACAACGGACCACGCAACGCCAGAATTTTCGACGAGATTTTCCCCATCTGCATGATCTGGAGGCGAGAGTCCTCATGCAATTTGCCCGAGCCAAGGATGTAGCCATCCCATAGCGGCGGGATGTGCTCTAAAACCGATCCAATGGATGCGATCTGTGAGTGCGAAATCGTATCCCATTCCACCTTGATGTCGGCAAAGTGCTCAAGTAAATATGGCGCTAACGCATCGCCGAAGTTCGGTACTTCCTTCCACCAGTAGGCTTTAACTGGTTCAGCCTTGAAGAACTGTTTGAGATTCACAGAGCCCCCTACTTCAGGGATGAGAAGAAGAGAAAGATTTGACGACTGGTGGGAGTGTGGGATTTTCCAATAAAAATGGGGCTCCGCAGAGCCCCACCTTAGACATTTTCACTTCTTTACTTATGCTTTGGTCCGAGTATGCACATCGCACTCAGGAAGTGGATCGGCTTGCAACTCTTCGATATCCTCGATGCTGTGTTTGTGCTCGGTCGGATCGTCGCAATACGGGCAACCAGCGTCCGCTGCGGTCGAAACGGCCTCGTTCTCGTTGCTTCCGTCAGACTCGGGATCAGCTACCGATGGGTCACCATCCAAGCCGTGGTCGGGGCAGGTTTTACTCATCGTGTTGGGGTAATCAGGACACGTGCACTCGGCTTCAACCGTGAGGGGAGCGGTTCCTTCGATGCCTGCTTGGGTGATCGGCACGGAAGCGTGAGTCATCGGCCCAACCTGAATCGGTTGACCCTGAGGCTGGTTCGGGACTGCCTCGTACATGAACACGAATTCCTTGGCGTCTTCGGCCTTCTCCACGCCTTCGGGGAGTTCCCACTTGATGAGGACGCGGTGATTCTCGAACTTGTCCATCGCAGCTTTGCTGACCGTGACCTTGTTGCCCTGCGCTTCGAGCAACGCGGCGGTGAGCACCGACAAACGGCTGTTCTGGGTGTAAAGTTCGCGAGCCTGATTGATGACCTGTCCCAGCGTTGTGTTGGGGTCTGTCTTCAGAGCTTCGAGTTGAGCTTCAAGCTCCTCGCAATATTTCTTGAGGCGGGGGAGGTACATCTTCGTGATGGCTTTGTTTCGTTTGCTGTTGCGTCCCATTAGTTGCTCCTTTGAACTTCACAGGTCTTCTCTTCCCATTGTTCGGCGTGAAAGAACGGCCAAACGCTGGGGAAAAACTGAATTTGCGACGTTACGAAGTAAATCCACTTGCCACACCGCAGATGAATGTGCGTCCAGCGGTACGGATTGTGCGATGCGGGAACGTCGATTCCGAACCTCCCGGGTTTGGGAAGTTTCTTGTACGTCTTCATCGACCACGGCTCACAGAATGAACAGGTGCAATACGATGAATGCCGACTGACTGAGAGCCACGTGCTGGCGTAAAGACCTTCAGACGTGACCACAACCTCCCCACTTGGAAGCGTAGTGCCCGTTTTGCCAAAGCCGCTACCGTATGGAGGATATACGCTCATTAAGCCCTCTGCCCGCAGCACTGGGGCACGTCTTTGCTGTAACAGGTAGCGCACATCGTGTGCGGCCCCTTGTTGGAATCTGAGAAGTGGACGCCGTTGTGCTTGCAGTATATGCGGCGGAACCACCACGTGTTGTGCCAGAAAAAGTAGTAAATGGGGAACCAAAAATCCCGACGCCAGTGAAATTCGCGGGGCGGCTTGGACTGGTACGCCTCGTACATTTTGCAGGGAATCTGATTGCAAATTTCACACATGCAGTTCCTACTTTATCACTTCTTCTTGGGAGTGGCAATCTTCTTCGGTGGTTGTGGCTGAGTGAGCGCGGCTCCCGCTGCCTGAGTCTTCGTCTTCTTGATCTTCTTGCCGAAGTTCGGGTTCTTGGTCTGCACGCGGGTCGCTGGATCGGTGATGTAGGCTTGTGAGTCGATGAGCGGCCCCTTACCCTGTTTAACCGCTGCTGCCGCTGCGGGATTGACGGTGGTCATCTTGGCTTCGCGAATCGGGTCAAGGTAGATTTCGAACCCTGCCGTGTCTTCATAGCTGATGTCCGTGGTCTTCTTAAACGTTTCGCCGTCGATGTAGAAAAACTCACCCTGCTTGATTGCCGAAAACTTTGCGCCCATGATGATCTCCTTACTCCCTAATACCGCATTTATGCGGATTTTTCTGCTAATTTCTTACGTTCAGCCCGTGCCTTGCGTGCCACAAAAATAAAACTATTCGTCACGATAAAAAGAAGACTACCGTCCGTATTATATAGAGTGGCAAAAATCCAGTCAAGAACGTGCATCACCTGTAACATCGGATTTTCGTATACCGCCCCAACTGGCGGGCGAAGGTTCCACTGCTCCCCCGAGTGCAGAGCTAAACACAAAGAACAACGCGCTCAGGAACGAAAACAGGCAAAAAGAGGTCGCGTCAGAACCCGAACTTGCCCAGTCTGTAATCTCGAATTTTCCTACGAAATCGCGCAAGGCAGAGATCGAAAATTTTGCTCTAAAACCTGCTATACCGCAAATACGGTGCGGTTGCAGAGGGAACGACCGAGGCACTATCCACCTTGCAGCACACCGAAGTGCGTCGGACTGGCAACCCGTGTAGGTTTGGGGTTGTGTGAAGCCTGTTATGGCCGACTTCGGCGAACAGGCAGCGTTGCCCGAAAAGGAGCAAAGCTGCGAAGGAAAAACAAAGAAGGTTACATCGTCATAATCGCCGAACACCCGTTGATCTCGTCTAATGGACGCCTTTATGAACATCGCAAGGTTGTTTTCGATAGAATAGGGGTCGGACCGCATCCCTGTTTCTGGTGTGCTCAACAGTTACAAGACTGGGACGAAATAGTCATCGACCATTTGAACGAAATTAAGGACGACAATCGTTTTGAGAACCTCGTAGTCTCCTGCAATCCATGTAATCGGGCGAGGGGTGCCTTGCTTCCTTTCATCAGGAGAATGCGTGATGAAGCCTTGCCCGTATTCATTGAGTGTGTAAAAGAACAGCGGCAGGTGTTCCATGTCTAGGCGTAAAGGAGCATTGTCTTGGGACGATTTTCCCCGCAGGAAGAACGAAGACGGACATCCGCTTTGTCGAAAATGCGGCACGGTCTTGACGGGTAAGAAAACCGCGTGGTGTGGCCCGAAATGCCTTAAAGATGTCAAGCTTATGGTTGATTGGAACTACATCAGAAGAACTATCCGGCGGCGGGATCATTATACGTGTGTGCTGTGCGGAAATCGAGGACGAGAAGTTGACCACATCGTCGAACTGGTGGACGGCGGAAGCTGGTGGGAGCCATCGAACTTGAGAACTTTATGCACCCCTTGCCACAAAACAAAAACGGCGAAGATGAGAAAAACCCGCGCTAAAACACATACTTCGCCAAGCAATCCGCAGTATTAGTCATGATATGGTGGGTGGGGGAACAATCGCCCACAGCGTCTCCAACGTCTTTATGTAGTATTCTGGCAGATGCCCAACGTGTGGATGCCCGATGCCGTGATATTCGAGGGCGTTCTGAACCGAACCGTGCTGTCCTTTACGCGCCATTGGTTTCTTTCTTTGCTACGCCCCAGAGGGCTGTAAGCCCTAGCATTTCCAGTTGATAGACGCCCTTCAGCTTGATGCGGTGATACTCAAGGGCTCCCTCGACCGATCCATGCTCCCCACGTGCGATGCTCAGGGCGGCACGCATGGCATCCTGCACGCGGGTCAGCGACGTGCGCTGCTTGTCGTCCTCGCGATATTCCTTTTGTAGCCGACGAAGGTGCTCATAGCGAGTCTGATTGTCACGGCGGCAGGCTACGGCATGAACCAAATTCCGTTGCCTCTCTGCTGTGGTCGTCCTGACCTCGGGGACACGGCGGCTAATCATGCAGTCCCGTGTGGGGCTATACTCAAGAATTCCCCAACCCTTCGGCCTCTCCGTCTCCGCGATCAATCCAGCGGGAGCCGCGAGCCAGCATAGGTCTGCTGGTGGTTCCCACTCCCACTTCTTGTCGCCGCGAAAATCGCCGCGTGAAGTCTTGACCTCGACGATCACGGTCATCATTCGGTTTAGGATGTTTGCTTCTACCTGCCAAGCGTCTTTCTCTTCCTGCGGTTTCTTCCATTTGGGCTTTCGGCGAATCAGCTTCAGGGTTTGCAGTTCGGTTTCAGTAGGGCACAAAACTCCCGCGATGTCAGCGATCCACCCATCCGCTACGCCGACTTCCGTTTCGACGGGCTTAACTCCGCGTTCGTCGAGCCAGAAACAGGACGCGGCGGTGATCTGTTTCGTGATCTCTGTCTTATTCTGGTCGTCGAAAAGGCTCATTCTTTTTCCATTGCTTCAATAGCGGCGACGGCCCGAGTGAGAATCTTGGTCGCACGTTCGAGCACATGTCGATAGCCCAACACATTGTAATGGTCTGACTCACAGGCTTCGAACACCCTGCGGATGGCTTTGCGTTCGTGCCGATACAAATCACTCACGCTGATTTCGAGAATCTTTTTCTGCTGAGCTTGTGTCAATCTCATTGGAGTACCCCATCAACCTCTATCAGTTCCCAAGTGATGCGCTCGGCATTCTCAAAACCAAAGTCAATAAGGAACCTCAACCCCTGCTGTTCCAAATATTTAGCGAAGGCAAGCTGAGCAGGCGTTGTCTGGTAGTCGGGGAAGCGAGCTAGGAATCTTTCAATCTCAGACATTGGTCTTCTCTCGCTCGGCCAAGTATTCTTCCGCCGCCGTGTGGAGCCTGCACAGATGACAGTTCGTCTTGTGCATGTCTTCGCCGATGTGGTACTCGTCCACCAACTCAATAAACCGAGGTGCCATTTGATCCAACAGGACAAAGGCTTGGACGACCCGCGTGAAGAAAAGACCCGCTTGTTCCTCGTCATCGTTCGCCGCCGCGATCTGGCGGGCAACTTTAAGGATGACTTCTTTCTGAACATCCTCAGCGTACTTCAGGGATTTGCCGACAATCTCGTCATTCGGATTGCAGGCGTCAATAAACTCCCCGTACACTATCTCGGGCGGGTTGTCGTCGAGGTTTGGCATTTCCACTCCTTGTACTTTTCAGGCAGGCATTTAGCACAAGGGCGGAACCCAGCAGCAATAGCCGTGGCTTCATCCTTGAAGAAAACCCTGTGTTTTACGTAGTGTCCTGCGGCGATGAAACGAAGAGCAGAAGGGCAGTCTAGTCTACCGTATATTTTGAGTTGCCTGTGCCCGCCCAGCTTCCCGGGTGTCTTGCTTGCTCGAATCCAGCCGTCCGCTCCCATCAGCAGAAACATGGGGTCCTCTCCACATAATACCCATTGTGCGGAGAAGTTTGGCGTCATCCATCGTGATTGTGCACTTGCGGGTGCAAACGGAGCATTGGCATTTGAAATCTAGGGCGTGGCGGGTGCGGGTATAGAAAAGGGGCTCATCTTCTTCATGACGAGAACGTGCGATATCGGGGTCGGCCCCGAATCCTCGGCAGTACAGTTCCCAGTAACGTGAATCGCCCCCACGGTTTGTACTACGGTGGGGGCGATCCTCGGGTTCAAAGTGTTGGTGCATTGATTCCCCCTTCAATGAAAAGGGAAGTCGGGTTACGCCTCGACGAGATCGTCGCACATCACCTTCGGCATTTCCTCGGACCTAGCCGACTCTTCATACGGCTCGTGAGTCGTCAGGTCTACAACAAGAGACCCGTCGTTGGGTGCCGCCGTCCAGTTGGCGTTGCCGCAACCGTCGAGCGCAAGCACGGTGCCTGCGTCAGGCAAGCCGCTGCCGCATGGAGTGGTCTGGGTGCCGCCGATCTGCACGTTACCGCTGTTGGTGAACGTGAAAGCATCCCCAGCGTTCGCCAGCGTGCAACTCACCGTGGGGCTTAGGCCGCTGCCATTGCTGGTGAGCAGGCTACCGCCTTGGAAATTGCCGCCATTGAGTCCGCCGTTGACGATACCAGTGCCGCCGCTGGTATTCGGCGTGTTGTAGCCGACCCAAGTAGGCGTAGTCGTGATCGTCCACTGACCGTTGTTCGGAACGTTGTAGGTGTACGGGGGATTCCAGACCCACTGCGGGTACGTGTAGACGTACTTGATGTTCTGGGGTGGTTGGGTCTTGTCGTTGACCGCCTTGAGGCTGCGATCCAGCATATCCAACCGAGCGACCTCGGATAGGAGTTCTTGATGGGTCAACTGGTTGCGGCTGAGAAACGACTGGCTAAGGCCCATACGAGGGCGAGTTTTGTGTACTTCGTCTGTCGCTGTTTCTTGATTTTGGGGGTAGTGGTCTTCTTTTTTGCCATGTGCATCTCCTAAACATGCATTTCGATAGTCGGAAAATGCATTTCTAGGTGTCTAATACTCGAAAATCGCTATTTGCACTCGGCATGAACGCATTTTTTCGTCCCGTCCTTGTAAAAGAAAACGAACAGGGGTACGTCGGCGCATATTCGGCGGCAGGTGTCGCATTTCTTGTCGGGGCTGAAGACGCGGCGGAAGGCGATGATTAGGTTGTCCATGCCACTATTATACCAACCGCATAACACGTTCAGGCAGGTTTCTGGGGGTCTGGCATTACTTTGGTTTGGGCAGTAAAAAGCCCCAGCCGAAGCTGGGGCTCGTTGAAAAGGTTAAGGTTAGTAACCGACTGCCGTCCATGCCACGGTCGAAACATCCGCACCGTTGTCGGAGTAAATCGTGAACGATGAACCCGAGATCGGGATGTAGTACAAATGGCCGGGGTTAATCGGAACACCCAAGTACGTTAGGTACACATAGTAGTTGTTCGCAAATGCGGATGCACCCGTCATCGTGACCGTCACCGAACTATTTGGGGGACTGCCATCAACCACGAGCGTAGCCGCTCCACTTGCGATATGGTTGTCACCATTCGACGCTGGTGAGCCCGAAGCTTCTGCCGCAGGATTTCCCGCTCCGTCGTAAAGGACTGGAACAGAAGCCGCAATAGTAGCTTCCACAGCTTCAGCGCGATCCGTTTCCACCAGAACAGCAGCCGCAGCGCCAGATGCGTCCGCACCAACTGATCCAGCGGTGAGAACGACAACGCCAGTCTGACCGTTGACGGACGCTACAGGATACGGAGGCGTAGCCGCCGAGAACAATCCTGTGGTTGCGTTGTAGCCCGTCAGAAACTCAATTGGTCCCGCTGGTGAGCCGCCCACAACTGGGGTGAACGTCTGAGCCATTGGCGGTGCTGCTGGGGGTGCCGAAACAATGGTGCCTGCGGCAGCGAGAGTGATAGCGGCAGCGGCGAGTGCGCGACCCTGAAGTGTCCCACCACCCAATGTGATCGACGCGACTGCAAGGATGTTACCTACTGTCGTGCTTGGGGTGATGGAGGTCCATGAAGACCCAACGACCCAGACCACATTTGCGGCCTGAGCGCCGTTGATGAGAGTAATCGACGTGCCACTTTCCTGCGTGACGGTCGAAGCGGTAGCGATGAACACGAACATGGCGTTCGGGTTGTCCTGACCGTCGAGAACGATGCTGGTAGCGATGTTGATGGAACTACCGCTCTTGTAAACACCTGCGTTGAACACGTTGGCAGCCGAACCATTACCCTGCGTTCCGAGGTCGGCTGTCGTGATTGCTGTCGAGGTCAAACCACCGAAGTAGGTGATCGCCGTGTTGAGGTCCGTCAATGCCTGAGAGGAAACTGGAGAACTGACCGACGTAGGTGGGGTCAAGGTCCAGCCAGCGGGCGTGATGGTCGTGCCGTTGATGTTCCCGCCGCTGATTACGGTGCCTGCGCCATCCGAGTTTGTGATTGTGGTGCCGAGCAAAGCGTACTGAGCAGCCGAGCCCAAATGCGGGGTTACGGGGGACGGTGCGGCACCAGCAAGAAGAAGGGCTAATGCAACGCCGGAATCCTGTATGTTGCCCGAGCCGTCATAAGTAACGACATCGCCCGCGACCGTGAGTCCTTGGTTTGTCGTTTGCACCTTGGAACCGTTACCCTCGCGACTGGCGAGTTGCGAGGTAGCGATGGTGCCAGTGATCTGCGAGAAGCTCCAAGTGGTCGGAAATGGCGGGGTGAACCCGAGGGTGACCGTACTGCCAACGACCGAGACTACCGAGATCACTTGGTTCGGATTCGGCACCGTGTTGGGCAGATTGAAGAGCAGGTTATTGCCCGCGACGGGCTGTGCCTGAACAGACACCTGTCCAGTGATCGCGCCTACGAATGTTAGCTGACCTTTGATGATAGTGGGTGTGTTTGCCATGATTGCCTGTGCTCCTTTAGAAGTACCTTACGTAAACGCTCACCAGACTCGAACTGGCTTGAAACTGAAATTGCTGATTCGACTGTGTAAATACCGAGGTCGGCAGTACCAAAAATTCCGTACCCGGATAAAGCTCCGTAGTGACTGGCACAACGTAATCGTCAACATCTGACGTGCGGGCCGTACAAGCATCGGGAGCCGAGAGAAGTGTGATCGTGGAATCTCCATCCGCATAAGCGCCCCAGTATGTCGATGGGGGCGACAAGGATGGCGGCTGAGCCAAATTGCCGACGAGGGCGATGTACGCCTGACCTGAGTAGTTGACCACCTGCCCCGGGAGATATTGCGTCGTGCCCGACCATGCGGGAGCGGTAGAGGCGGCAGCGCAATAGAAGGTCACCAAATCTCGCCCTGTGGTCAGGAAATAGTTGCCGTTCGCCACATCGCAGACAGTGTAAAGCGGGTTCAATCCCGTTGACGTACCTGTCGTCCCAAACGTGGGGCTGAGCGTGATCGGTGCGTTATTGATTACCTGCGTTCTCGCCATCGTGTCTCCTTAGTCGGTTCTCCGTGTTCGAGAACCCTCGCTTCGTGCAGCCATCACCGCGATTCCCTTGTCCATGCTGGTCAGAAGATCGACGGCTTTCTCGTTAGTCTTCTTCACAACCGCCATGTCCGCGACCATATTGGGGAAGCCAGTCGCCAGAGTATCGATCTGAGTGACGGCTTTCTGCCCCGCCGCCTGACGGTCATGCCGCTTGACGTACCAGTTGATGCCGCCCGCCGCTCCTCCAAGAAGAGCCAGAAGAACGGTGACATTCTCCGCGATCTGCAAAATGTCTTTAATCGGGCTCATAGTTCGCCTTACAGAACGGACTTCGCCCAGCTAAAGAGCGTATCGATTTTGGTGCCGATAGTGGGATACGCAATCCCAAATTTGACACCGCCGATGAACAACGCTGCCGCAAACGCGGCTTCAATAGCAATCTTGATTAGACTGAACATGTGAATGTCCCCCTAACAAGAAGGACGGTAGGCAGATTTTATTCGGAGAAACCAGCCGCCCAGAGGTAGAAGCGGGTTTCCCAAAGGAGGAGGCGTCTCAGGCGAGAGCACTGGGGGTAGGTGAGATCGTAGTGATTGACTAGCCAATATTCGGGCTGGCTCAGGAACACGTCTAGAATGATGAGGATGCGAGCGACTTCCTTCCTCCATCGAGGCCAAGGAAGCTTCTTTTTCTTGGGGTTGCCCGTGAAGGCTTCCGACTGGTGGGCGTGGTTATAGGTGAGGGCACGCCATAGACGCTCGCCCAACGGCATGTACCAGCCATAGGGCGGGCCGCTGCCTTTTGTGCTCGGGAACCATACCCACGAGTAGGGTTGCACGAGACCTAGCCCTTCCGAACGTCCTTGACCATGGCGATTAACTGCTCGTTCGTAAGTCCCACTTTATACCCCAGATCGACAACTTGACCCGCGTCGAGGCCGTCGAACCACTTCTGGAACATGGCGATCACGTCTTGTTTGGAGAGATTCAGGTCTTTCACCAATTGGTTCGGGGTGACCCAGCAGTGGCCCGCATGTCCCTTCGGCCAGTCGCAACCGAGGTCGCACGGGACTTCGCTCACCAGTTGCTTAAAGCCCGCGACATCCGACAGGCGCACGGTGTCCAGAACGCCGTCGTCCGTGTTGTAGCCCGTTCCCCACTTGCCGATGACGAAGAAAGCCTTGGTTTGGTAATAGTCGCCCGAGTTGAACTTGTTCATGATTTCAACAGGATCGATATTCCAGCAGCGGTCGCCGTCACGGGAATCCTCGCCGAGGTTCCTGAGCCATGGTGTTTCCTCTTGAACGCCGAGGCGGTTGGGACGGTCGCAGCGATGTTCTTTGCCGTCCTTAGTCACGATAATGACATTGCCGTCCGAGATGTTGCCCTGCACGAAGAACTCAGTGCCGTTGCGTTTGACTGTCTTTGATCCAAACATGCGATCCTCCACTTTGCCGATGATACCACGAGCAAAGAAAAAAGGCTAGTTCCAAGCCCGATTCGAACGGAACTCATTGGAACTAGCCATGATGAACAACGTTTCGGGAGGCATTACCTCCCATGCACTATAATAATACCATAGTCCGAGACTTTTAGGAACCACCCGCCAAGGTAAAGTTCACCTGAATGGTTGTTTGCACTTCGACAGGCGAACCATTGAGCAAGTACGGCTTGTAGCGCCACTGCTTAACGGCATCTATCGCGGCGGGGACGAGCATCGGGTGCCCGCTGGTGACCTTCAGGTTTTCGATGGTGCCATCCGTAGAGATCACAGCTTCGAGGTTCACGGAGCCCTGTATGCGGGCCTGACGTGCCAACGGGGGGTAGTTCGGCGTCACCTTACGGATCAACATTCCTTGTGACACGCCCGATGATACCCTCACGACCTTGGGTGGTGCGAGTTGCGGCACCGACTGCGGGACCGCGCTGATGATTGAGCCGATCACGCCGTTTGGCACCCCTCCCGGGACACCACCCGGGACGCCGCCAATCACGCCTTGAACAGTATTGACTGGCGGCGGGGCGGTATCCTCTACGATCTGCTGAATCTTCTTCGGGATACGGGTGGGCGTGCGTAGCTGCCCGTTCACGATGTCAGTCTGGACAACGTGCTGCACATGCACAACTGCGGCCGCTGGAGGGGGCGGCGGCAAGGGTGGGGGAGGGGCAACCAAGAACGTAAAGAGTTGAGCCTTGGGCAGTTCTTCGGTGTAGTACAGGGGAATCAACAGAGCTATGCCGAGGAGCACCGCTTCGATCAGGAATGCGACCGATGTGTACCGCCCACGCTTATCCTTCAGCTTACCGCCAGACTCTAATAGGCTGTCTTCGAACATGTGGCCCCCATAATCATTAGAACCCAAAGTCTTTGGATTTGTTCCCTTACGCCCTCTCGTGAGCAACATACGAGATTGCCAAACCGTCAGCACCATCGGCGGGAATGACTTCAAGGCTACTCACCCCAATGCAGTCTTCGAGTGGCACCGACAAGATGTAACCGTCTCCAGCCTCCACGGGTTTGCCGAACTTCTTGATGATCGCGGCTAAACGAAACTTAGGAATTGTTACGGTCTCAATCACTGATTCTCCCATTATACCACTTGCGCTGTTTTCCGTCGCCCTCGCTTACGCTTGGATTCTCCCACATCGTTGTTCTGGAAGCTCCGGGCCAACTCTTTCAGTCGCGTGCGGTGACGAGCGAAAAGGGTCTCACTGATGCCCAAAGAACGAGCAGCTTCGTGCTGGGACGATGCCTGCTGGATCGCATCCACCACGGGTGCCAACTCTGGGTCTTTCGCCTCGACGTAACGGCGGAACTCATTGGCGAGCAGGTAGTTTTCGTACTGCTGTGCCGTGCGTGCCGTGGCGTTGCTGAGGTAGTCTGAGTGCACATGGCAGTACGCATCGTCCACCACGTCGTACTCACCATTCTCATGGCTGGGATCAACGTTCGTCACGATGGTGACGTTGCCCTGCCGACAGATTGGGTTCTTGTTGCGCTTCGAGTACACGGTGTTGAACTTGTTCGTGAGGCACATGTTGACGTAGGAGCGGAATCGACGCTCGGATGCCCCATACTGGCTAATCGGGTTGAACGTCTCAATCACGTCCGTGCAGCCATTCACGCGGTCATTCGCACCCGGCTTGCGGTGCTTGCTGGTCTGCGGCAGGTACTTCATGTGGATGATAAGGTCCTGCGTCCAGTCTTCGACATCCTCATCCACTACGAAGCGGGCGAGACGTTTCTTCACCCAATTGCGGATGTAGTTCGGGTAGCGTTCGTAGAATTCGAGGAAGTCTTTCGGGACACGGAACCCATCATCGCCGATGTGGTGCCCGGTGCGTGGATCATACTGAATCTTGTCGTACTGGCTGTCGGGTTTGGAGGGCGGGGGTGTGGTGACGGGAATCACGTCCATCGGCATTGTGCGGCGGACGTGCCACACGCCATCGACCTCTTCACCAATGGCGATGAGGGTTTGGATGAGTTCGTATTGCCACTTGTCGCCGCATTCCTGCGGTAGTCGTTCCTGTGCGAGGGTGAAGAGTTGGTCGATTCGTTTAGGGCCTTGAAAGAGGGCTACAGCTAAGAGATTGCCAAATTTGAGGGAAGAAAATGCGAATGCAGTGGTCTCTAACGGAACCATTAGTTCTCCAGCAACTTTCGAAGATACTGAACCCCACAGGAATTCAGCGAGTGCCTCCCACTGTAGGCACGTTAACCCTTTAGTACATAGGGCATATCTAGTTTATACACCAAGGCTTGGGTTTTATCAAGTGGAAGTTACGAGCGTCACTACTCAGCTTTCTTTTCGATGCCGTTGGGTGCAACGACGATGCTTATTTTTCCGACTTTTTCTTTCAGTCGTCGCCGCAACTCGGGCTTCGAGTGGGCTTCAAACGTCTGTTGGAACCGATCAAGGGTGTTCTCCAACGCCGTCCTGCTGGCTGTGATTGGATCGAAATACGTTAGATCGAGTGCGGTCTTTTCAACAGCCATAGCTATCTCCTTATGCCTTCTCGTTTTTATCACTCACCACATCAATCAACTGTTCCACGACTCGCTGGAAGCCATTCATGATGGTCATCTGGTTCTGAGCGAGGAGCTTTTGCTCGCCACTCATTTCACGGATCAGTTGAAGTTGTTCGGAGTGTAATTCGGATTGGTGGTGCATCGCCTCAGCGAGTTGATGGACGCTTACGGCGAGTTCTCTTTGGGCGGTCACCTGACCTTCGAGGGTTTCTTTGAGTTCGGTGTTGCTGTCGGCTATCAACTTCAGCCGTTCTTCGGACGCTACTGCTCGATCTTCTACCTTGGTAAGGAACCGAGTAGCCTTATAGACCCCAATTATGACTGTTGGCCACCCAACCAGCGGAAGGTGAGCAATAACCCAGTCCCACGGAGTGGGCACGGGTACGGGCGCTGTGGCGGCTTGTAGAAGTGCGATCAGCATTAAGACCTCGCGTCTGCTTTGATTTTGTCTGCGGCTACGACTGCATCGGCCTTGATTTTGGCTGCGGCAAGCACGGAATCAGCTAACATCAGGGCGGCGGCTTTGAGAGCGTCCGCCTGAATCTCGGCTTTAATCTTGCTGGGCATCGCCGTCACGCGCATGTGCTGGTAAATGCTGACCACCAGTGCGATGACCGATGTGCCTGCGATGATGGCGTTTATGTAATCCACACGTCTCCCCGAGTAGTTTTGTCCCTACCTAAGAGTCCGAAAGTGGGTAAATAAATGGCAAAACTTGCCCTAACGTCCTCGTCGGCCTCTAGCAACCCTGTGGCTGCCGCCGCCAAACTTGAACTTGCTCATCTGGTACGCCCGTTCACTCGCCTTTAAGTCGCTCATACTCATGGCGTCTATGTTGAGGATCGATCTCTTCGGAAGTGCTTGCTGACGCTGCATGATGAGGCTCTGCCCCGTGGGGTCCATCTTGAGGTGACCCTCGTCTATCAACCACGTCTGAACCTGCATAGCGACGAGCATGACCGCATCTACCATGTCGTCGTGGGCTCCCTTTTCCAGAGGAGCATGGACGCGGATACGGTATTTGGCAACCACGTCGGTCTCAACCATTTTGATTTCATGGATGAACTTGGGCACATACGGAAAGTTGGCGGTGTGGTCGTTGATGAACGAGCGCAACGCATACGCCATTTCCGAGTTGATGGCAGGTGTGAGGTTCACCAACTCCATGTTGTTGATTTCATTCTGTTCCAGCAAGGTGATAAGCTGACGACCTGCGTGTTGATCGGTTGAGCCTTTGTAGCATGGGAGGATTTTGTTCATCTCCTTCAACCAGAGCAGAATGTCCTTCACGGGTAGGAGTTGAAAATCCGTGTATTTCATACCCTCAGGCGTCGAGACGGTGACGCCGGGACCTTCGAAAAGTTCTCCCGCGATCATGCGGTCGATGTAGTCGAACACCAAATGAAAACCATGCGTCAACCCGGGCGTCGGATTAGTCGATTGACGAACCTCAAGATGTCCAATCGCCAACGCGCAACCATCGGGTCGGCTGTTATCAGGATCGGTGACGTTCACGCCGCCAAGATCAAGACCCCAGAAGTAGTTGTAGCCCACCTGATCTCCGTTGAATCGCACGCAGTTTTGACGAACGATTGCTCCCGGTGCGGGCGCAAGAACGCCGAATGTGGGTTCGGTTTTGACATCCCACGCGGTGACATCCGTGCAGGTCATGATGTCGATGGATCGAACGAACGATTCCGTAGATTCCAAGAATTGTCCGCCGTACTCAGCCTTAAACGTGAGGGGGTTTTTACGAGCCTTATCACGCAAGAACCCGGCCTTGAGCTTGGGGTTCATTTCCGCCGATGAGCAACTGAGGGCGAACGTCGGGTTGTCCTCGTTGATGCCGTCCTCCATCGCCATGCGGTAGAGATCGTACATCATACCGACTTTCTTCAGTGGCGACGAGATGCTCAGAATCAGTGAGTCCTGAACTTCAACCTTGCCTTCTGTACCAACTGGTTCCGCGTGCTTAAAATCGCCAGCTTGGTGAAAGTCGGCTTCATGGAGCACGGGAGGGGCGGTGATTTCTTCGTGGTGGAAGTCGCCAGCGGCAGGCGTAGCGGCTACGTACATGTCTTCAGACGTGGAGCCTACTTCGGAACGGAAGTGGGCAAACTCGTCAAGGGCGAGGAAGAGGGACGAAGGACCACGGACGGCGTTCGTGGTGCAGGGCAGCGATACGACTTGAATAGACGGCTTGGCATCGACCTTATGGTGACGATCAGCTTCGCAAGTAAACGTCAGGTTCTTGGCGTTGCTGTCCTTGATGTAGGTGTGGAACCACGTGGCACGGGTGACAGCGGCCTGAAGCTTTTGGAACAATCGACCCGCACCTGTTTCGTCCTGTGCAAGAAAGGTGAAGTCGATCTTGGAACCCTCAGCCAAGCCGAAGAATTTCTGCGGCGAGTTGATGCACAAAGTGAGGTAGAGTTTGTAGGCGGCGATGGCGGCGACGACTTCGGACTTACCACCACGACGACCGCAGAAGATGACGCCTTCGTTGAATCCTCTTTGTGGTATGTCCCGCCAGTCTCCGACGTTGCAGCGACCCTCTTCGTGAACGATGTGGAGATACTCTTCTTCCGTAACCGTGCGGAGTAGCTCATCACGGAAGGGATTCCACATCTCCACCATTCCCCAGTTGTCGATGGAGTCTGCCCACTTGGGGCGGTAGTCAAAGGGAACGGCGAAAAGTGCTTTGACAAGAACACGCTGAACAGGACGCAGAACGAGACCTGTCCCACCCGGGCCTTCAATGAAGTCAATGGCATTGATCTTCTTTGTCGCGTCAGGCAGGAGATTGTCTGCGAGCTTTGTCCAAGTTGTACTTTTGACTTTCTTGTCAGCCATGTTGCTCCCTATAAAAGGGTTACGTATTAGGAGGATTTGGAGAGGTTATTCGCCGCGTTCGAAGGCGCAACCCTCACAATCAGGCGGGCAGGGAGTGGGCACGTAGCAATCGTCGCAGACGAAGTGTGAGGTGAAGTCTTCGCCGAAAAGTTCGGCCATGATTTGGAGCTTCTTCACGAGGTCTTCTTCGAGGGGTTTACCGCAGTTGATACAGTTCATAAGAAAAACCGGGGGCGGCTGCGTAGTGGAGAGAACCGCCCCCTAAAACGGCACCCACGCATGGTAGGGCCGCACTTGGAACCCGCGACGGGACTTACACCCGCAACCCCTTCGTTTAGAATGAAGTGCTCTGCAATTGAGCTACGCGAGTAAACTCTGTGTCACGACAATATCCGATATATCGGGCTGGCTGACCACACTTGTGTTCGTAAGTAGCCCAGCATTCTCCGTCCTCGCCCTTAAACGTGAGGACCTTGCCGTGTTGCAGCAAGTCGAAGAACGTCATGCAATTATCACAGAAGAACCCCCACGTGTTGAAATCCCACGGAGTGGGGCTCGGATCAATCGGCAGCGTTGCTAGGCGTCGGTAACTTCGATGTCCTACTCCTCCGCACATGGTTATTCCGATCTCCGAAACACGGGACGCTGAGCCTTGTCTGCGCGGCGTACTGTTACCCTGCGAGGCCCGCCTTTGATCCCAATATCTTGCCGCTCTTCGTCTTCTGGAAGATGCTTCTCTTGGAACACATCCCAAGGGTCGTTCTCGTTGACTTCACTGATGATTTCGCTACTCATTACAGTACCGTTGTGTCTACTTCAGCGTCGATGTAGTCCATTATCGCCCCCTTCGATTTAATACTGGGTTTCTTAGATCAGCCCGAACGAATCTTACTCGGCCCTGACCGCCGCCCGCTTGAGCGGATGGGGTTTCAAGCCAATCATCCCACTCATCTTGGTCGCACTCAATGAGATCAATCGTGTCCTTCCAGCCATCTTTACCGAGACCTTTGGCGAGAACACGACCTGATTTCGACGAGGTTTTGACCCCGATCTTCATGCTTCCTTCATGTATTCTAACACTTTTTCTAGCTCAGCGACAGTGGCGTTCCCCTTGATATCATTTGCCCGCCACGAGATCACTCGAATGTTATCTGAGGTGTATCCCTTAGAGTTATCCTTCCTATCCAGACTCGGAGAGTTGTTTTTCCCCTTTGATCTCACGACAAGCGGGATACCCAAAACGGGGCAAACTTTCGGAATTACTATATCCTTTGCATCAAGAGCGAATTCAATTCCCAAACGACGGGCTCGGGCACGGGCGTTGAGCAGCATTTGACGTGTTGGATCATCGATGTGCCACTGCTTGAGACAGTCGATACAGTATGCCTGTAACCCATCCTTGTTCGTGTTTGCCTTGGAAAAAGCAACGCTCGGCTTTTCCTTTTCACAGTACACGCAAATTTTGGACTTGGTTTCAACATACGCATCGTGCGTGCTCCAATATGCACGATACTTGTTATGCCACTCACTCATGTACTGCTGACGAGTTTTACCTTTATACTGCGGTAGGCTACTCATAGATATGCCCCTACACTATGAATACTGAAGTTGAAGAACTTCGGTAGCCGTTATTCCTTCGTGCCGCAAATAAAGCTATACGTCGCGATCAGGCTCTCAGTGTCGATGTCGTCGATACGGACGAAAACTTCGTACACGTAGCCGCCCTCTTCACCTTCGTGCCACACCGCACCCTGAGCCGAGGAGCTATTGATGGCGTCCTTGATCTCGCTGTCGGTGAGCTTGTTCATCAGGTACTTCACACGGCTCGCCTGATTGTAGATGTTGAAGCTCGACAGACCTTGCGGCTGTTCGACCTGAGCCAGTTGAATCTCACCCTTGCCCGGAACTTGGTTCAGCATCGGACGATAGGTGACCTTGAACAACGCCACGAGAGTAGCCGCGATCTCACCGCAAACGTACTGAAGGAAGATCGAGAACTGCTTGGCTTCGTCGGCACCTGCCGTCTTGCCCAGCTTGAGACTCTTCAGGAACTTGAACGCCGAACCCGGACGGGCGAATCCACCTGCGGCCTTGGTGCTTGCGAATGCCGCACCCGGGACGCCCTCTTGCTGACCGTAAAACTCGTCCGTGAACATCATACCACGGATGTCGTTTTCCTTGCGGAGCGGGGCCCCTTCGAGCACTTCAGTCTTGCCGTCACGACCGATACCTGCGGCAGCGGCGGGGCTGGTGCTGACGTAAGCGATGATGGTTGTATCCATAGCGCCTTCGAGAGCGGCTGCAAGAGCCATCTCTTCTGGAACCTCTTCCCCGTCACCAACGATGTCAGGATACTGCATTGGGGTGTTGGTCTGGTTTGGATAGTCCACGAGTTCATGTTGCATCTCGGGGGCAACCTCACGAAGTACCTGACCCGGGAAGAAGAAATTGAAGCCTGCTTCCTTTTCGATCTCTTCTGGGGTCTTAGCCGCACCTTCCCCACCATTCTTGGTCGGGAGGGCGTGCTGCGGGTAGTTGTCTTTGGCTTCCTGAATGTGTTCGGCACACCACGGAGAATTACCCGTGGTCGGCTGTCCACAGCGGGCATCGCCAGCACCCATTCCGTATTCGGTCTGCCAGTCGCAACCAGCAGCGGCCTTCTTATCGTTTGCTTTCACAGCCTTACCTCCTGCTTCGTCCCAGCGTAAACCGTGCCTAGCTAAGATTTCCAAAGCTTGTTCTTTGTCAGGTCCCCCCATGACGCCCAGCATAGCGGGGTTCATTTTGAGAGAGTCGATTGCGATGCGAAGCTGATGTTTGTCACCCACGCTCATAGCGGCGACTCTTGCTAATACTGCCGTTGCTGTCCTGAGTGATTCCATCTTCATCCCCACACCTTCCATGAATTTGTCGTCTTCCTTGTTTGTCTTCGGGTACTTGTCTGGGTTCTCCGCACGCTCGGACTCCATCTCCGCAGAGGCGATCTCCTCCCAGTTAACTTCACCCGCTGGCTGCTCCCAGTCACTCTGCCCACCCGCGTCGTACCACATGTTCGTCAGGTTATCGACGAAATCACGGGCCTTGTCGCCGCTTGGCGCTTTAACCACGCCTTCGAGTTGCTCACGCTCGTGCTTACCACGCTCGCCCCGAGCATTGTCGGCGTTCTCCGCGTAGAACTTCTTGCTCTGGTCGCCGAACTTCTTGAAGAACTTCGCAAGCTGACCCGCCAACATCTTCGGAGTCTTCTTGTTCTTCAGGGCACTGCGGACCAAATTGTGCAGCGTCGTAAGTCCCGCCGAATCATTGTTAATCATCAGAGCGGTGTGCCCTGTGATCCAATCATCGTAGCCGAAATAATCAGCCGCCAGCTTAGCCAAGGTCATCATACTGGCTCCCTTGGAAGGCTCCCACTTTACGGTGCAACCCGGTGGGCAATCCGCTGGGTCCTGTAGCCGACCCTCATACGTCCCATCCGCAGCATACGCCACTGGAACCATCGGCACCTCTGGCTTCGGTGGCACTGGCACGGGTGGTTGACCCTTCATCTGGCGGCTACGATTCTGAGAGATAATCTGGTTGCGCTCCTGTACCAACTTCTGGTACTCCGCGTATGATGTTGCGGCGATCTTCGCGGAAGCGTGCTGCGTCATGTACCGCTTGTAATCGTTCGGCTGCTTTTCCTTGCCTGCCCAATAAGCATCCGCATCCGCCAACCCTTCCGACCGCTGGCGGCGAAGTGCCTGACTGTTCGGGTCCTGCTTCGTCTCGGACGGTGGGTGCTGAATGGTCTGTTTCTGGTACGGCTGCATTTTCCACAAATACTTTTCAACGAGCTTGTTGACAGCCGCTTCGGGCTTTGGAATCGCGGCATACTCTTTACGGAAACTGTCCGCATCCGCCCCACGAAGGACGTACTCACGCCCGTTCATGCTCAGCAGCATGTGGAACCCTTGCTCGTCCTGACCTTGTGCCACGCTAATCGCAGCGGTGCGGATCATGTGCAGGTATTCCTGTCCTGCTTTCTTGACCTCATCAATCGTCAGGAAGCTACCCTTCTTGAGGAAGGCTGCTTTAACTTCGTGATACGAGGCGAACTTTCCCTTGCCATACTTCCCGCTCAGGATGTCATCAAGCTGCTGTTCCGTGATCTTGAAGTGCTCCATGCAGGATTTACGCCCCATGCCGGATGTGTACTGACCACGAACACGGGCAACCGTGTCAGGATCGGGGGCACCCTCTTCGGAGTGCTTCTCAAAATTCGGGGTTGCCGACAAGTTCGTACCGCCGAACATACCGTTGGCTGAGGTGTTTTCCCTTGGGTGCTGCTTCTCACCACCGATGGGTTGCTCTTTCTGACCTGCTTCAACACGAACTGGGGCGACCTGCCCATTAACTATGCGGAGTTGTGCGGTAGCCTCGGCAGCTTGCACTGCTTCCTCTTGCGTAGCACGCATACCCGAAGGCCGACCATCTTCGAAAATCCACCAGCCTGTCTTCGGACCACGGGAGTCGTTTACGGTCGTGTGCTTTACAACGAACTCTCGGGCAGCCTGTTTCTTGCCCGCAACGTTGATGATGATTTGAGTTCCCGGCTTGGCGGTAACTTCGGTCGCGCCTGCGGTGTCCTTGACTTCTTTGTCACCGTAAGGACCGTCGCCACGAGCCTCCATCTCTTCTTCTTTTTCTCCGATGGTCTTACCGATTTCCATCTCGGCTTGAGCTTCAATGGCATCCTTGACGGCAGAGACGTTCTGACGTTCAGGCGGACGGATTTCACCGTCGATTACGCCAACTCCGCTTTCGCTGTGGGAATTCTCAACCAACTCATCGTGGCTCGGTCCAGCTTCCGCCGCTGCGGGGGTCGCCGTTTCGAGCTTCTGAGACAGATCATTGTCGCTGTGCATGATGTCCGCCGCCATACGAGCGGCAGCGGCGTGCAAGTCATCGATCTTAATGGGCATCTTCCTTCTCCACAACCAAGTCCGCTAGATCGCCGATACCGAGATCGATTGGACGCTCTTCATCTTCTTCGTCACCGTAGCCCGCACATGCTGTTTTGTCATCTGAGGCCTGATGTGCATTCAACGCATCCACACCGAGTTCGGCAACGAGTTCCAGTGTGTTCTGGAGTTCATCCACGTTGTCGCCTGATTCGTACAGTTCGCCGTCTACGTATACTTCGTAGCCATCGGTGTACGTCAGGACTTCGACACGGCTATCGCCGAGCATGAAATGCCCCGGTTCGCCCTCGTCGCTCCAACCCATACCTACCAGCGTCTCGACATACGGGAATTCCCCGACTTCGGCTGGCATTCCTGCGGCAGCTTCTTTCGTGTCGTCTGCTGCGTCTTCGTGTGGAGGCTGTGGCTCCTGAGGCTCCACAGGCGCGTCACCGCGTAGCTCGGGCTTATCATTGCCCTTTAACTGATCGTCTTGTCCTTCAGGCTTCGTTGCCAAAGGCTTACCCTTTGACTGGTTGCCCTGTGGTTCTGCCAAGTCACCTTGTTGACGATTGTCGCTGTCAACTCCCGGAGAAACGGCATCCGCTGCCTGTTCAGGGTTGCGCGGAGTTCCACGTCCACCCCCGCCGCCTCCACCGCCGCCAGAGCCTTCGCCCGTGCCGCCAGTTCCATCAGAACCCGGCCCATCGCCGCCCGGACCCGAACCGCTATCCGTATCGACGGTAGATGCACCGCCCGTGCCGCCGTTGTAGATGATGATGGTCGGGGTTTTAGGTTGTGCCCCACCAGCAGGTTGACCAGCAGCTTGTACGCTGCCGTCTTCACCGCCGCCTTCGTCACCACCCGCTGAGTTTGTGCTCGTTGGTGCAATGCTCACAGTTCCACCCGTGCCAGCCCCGCCTGTTCCCGTGCTAGTCGCGGCACCGCCTGTGCCAGCCCCGCCTGTACCTGCACCACCCATGCCGCTACCTACGCCGCCAGTTGATGCACCACCCGGACTTGAACCGCCAGTTTCAGTCGATGTTTCGTTACCAGAAGTTTCCGAGGTTCCATTACCACCTGCACCATCTGCTGGCGCTGCTACGGCTGGTGCCGCCGCTGGAACCGCCGCCGCTGCGGGTGCTGCTGGTGCTGCCGCTGGTGCTTCAGCCTTCGCGGGAGGAGTAACGGCGGGCTTGTTCTTGCCCTTCGTCTCATCAGGCTTCTTCGAATCCGCAGGCTTTGCAGCTTCGGCTGGTTCGTCAGCTTCAGCGTCATCGGGCTTCTTCGAATCAACGGACTGATCTTCCGCCGCATCATCGTCATCGGCTGCGGTTATCGTCCAGTCACTAGCCAATTTTCCAAATTTGGCCGAGGCTACCGCTATGAACTTCCCCGCTTGTGTGAGATCGCTAAAGGCAGCTTCACGGTGCTGTCCATTGAACGTGAATCCCACCTTAGCGTTCTTGCGTGCCGCTTCGGGAACCGAAACCGTAGGCTGCTTAATGTCGGCGTCCACCCCGTCAGGGCTTTCCGTGTTCGACTTAGCCTCAGAGATGTCCCCCGAGATGTCAGCCGCCTTGCGACGTGTCAGTTCACGAGCATCGCGCTGACGCTGATCTTCCAGACGTTTCGCCCGCTCTTCCTTGGTTTCTTCCGCCACATCAGCGTTCTTTCTCTTACCAGCTTCGCCTACCGATTCGGTCGGCTGCTTGATGTCCTGATCCACGGTGTCTGGGCTGTCAACCTCGGAATGCGCTTCCGAGAAATCGCCCGAGACATCCGCACCCTGCTTCGCTTCACCCTTCGACCATGTAGCCAACGGGTTCTTGTAGGTGCCGTCGTTGCGATAAACCGCAGCTTCGGATGGGTCGAAATGACCCACCAAATGCTCGTTGTGCCCGCCCGGTTCCATGCTCTTCAAGAGAGCTTCCATGTACCGTGCGAGGTTCGCTTGGTTTGGCTGGCCCGCACCACGCTGTTGTCCGTAACCGCTCACGTTCCATGCGGCATCGGTCGAACCCGGAATACGAATGACGTACTTCGGTGTGGTGGAACGTCCCGCCGATTTTTCCTCTCCGAAGTAAGATGCAAAATCATCTTCGGCGTAGTCTGCCGTCTTCCCCTCATCGAAGTAGGTTTCGAGATCGCCCTCGGCGTAATCCGCCGTCTTTCCTTCGTCGAAGTAAGTTTCAAGGTCGCCCTCGGCATAGTCCGCAGTCTTAGACGCCAGAATCGCGTCATCGAAGTCTGGAGCCATCTGCTCTTCCAAGGTGACGAACTGAGTGTTGTCTCCGTAAGGAACGTCGCTGTCTTCGAAGTGACCAACCTCATCACGACAATCACCGTTCCAACCGAGACCGAGCCTTTCGGAAGTCTCCAAGGACGGGTGCACGCCGCCGCAGGCTCCGCACTCATAGAACACAGCGGGGGCTGCTGTTGCGGCTTCTTCCGCCTGCTCCATTACTGCATCGGTGTCGTCAGCGAGGATAGCATCGAGCCCACCAAAATGCTCATCGTTTTCGTCGTAACCGTTGTCGAAGTCAGGTTCCGCAGAACAACACGGATCATCGGCGTCAACGTCCATGCCGCATTCGCCGCAACGACGCTGCTTTACCCAATCCTGTCGGTCAGCATCCCAGCGGGAATTCTGGTTTGGGCAGCCTGTCTCGTGAGTCGCCGTGCCATTGATGCTCAACATCTCGCACTGATCGCAACGGACACGCTGTCTGGCAGGACGGGCACCGGGCCGAGCAGCCGTTTTGGACTCCTCTTCCTTCGGCTCTTCCTCAGACTCTTCGGACTCGTCCTTCTTCTCGGACTTACCCTTGCTGCGGTTCTTCGCCCATTCGGACTGGGAACCACCCTCGGACTTCTTTTCGGACTTTGTTTCACCGCTGTCCGCCGACGCTCCACCATCGCCCGTGCTGGGCTCGTCCTCTTCGGACTTGGTGGTGTCGTTCTCAAGAGCCTCTTCAACCTTTACGGTCGGCTCTTCCTGATCGCCCTTGACCTGCTCAGGAACGTCGCTTCTCGAATCCGCGCCCATCTCTGGAGCCTCGATCTCGTGCTCCCCTGTGGTGGACTTTTCGTTGTCCTCACTCTCGCCCGGGAGTCTGATCTCGGGTGCTGGCCCCATGTCTTCCATCGTCTCAGACCAAATGTCTTCGATGTCCTGAGGAACGTCGGCAAACTTTTTACGCTGAGAGGAATACTTGCGAGCCATCTCGTCTTCGCGCTTCTGTGCCGCCGTTCTGGAGTGCTGCGAACGAGCGTCATAATCTTCACTATGCACCCCGCCGCCGATCAAGCTGGCGATGTATGATGCATCATTTTGCGAGGCGGTCTTCTTGGAAGCCATCTTCGAGCCAGCCTTTGCAGGCCCGCCCTTCTGTCCGTAACCACGCGAACTCGGGTCTTCTGCCCCCATCTGATAGATCATGTCGTCGTCACCGACGTACAGATCAACGCTACCCCATTTCTTGGCGGCTTCAGTCAAACCATCGCCCGTTGTCGGATAATCGCCATCCCAGTAGCCCGCACCATGACCGCAGCGGGTGAGCCAGAAATCATGACCTTGACGCTCGGCGTCCTGACCATCTTGTTCGGATGCCGCAGCCAGAAGCTCTTGATTCTCCGCTTGGAAGCCCGCGCAATCTTCGGTCATTGCCTGCAAGCAGGACGGTGCGAGATCGAGGATATCGTAGTTTGAATCCAACGGCTCACCGCCGCTGGGGTCAGATTCATCATTCGAAGACCATAGAGCGGTTATAATGTACTGGCTAGTGAAGTCATCGAGATTGGCTGCAACCTTCTTGGCGGAACCTACCCACAGGGAGGAAGCCTGCTTCACACCCAGTCCGCCCCACTTGGCGGCGTCAAATGATGCATTGTGATCCTTCAGGGCATCCTGACCCTGACGGGCTTGACTGACATTTTTCTTCAAATGTTCCTTTACTTTGTCGGGGGTCTCATCCATCAAACCGTTGCCGACCTGCTTGGAATAGCCGCTCGACAGATCATCTGCCGTCGCTTTATTCCAACCACCGCCGATTGCCTCGGGGTAATTGCCGCTGTAGTCTACGGCAGTTTTATCAGCCGAGCCTTTCTTATCAAATTGAGCCTTAACTTCACCAGCCCACGAGCCCGGGTTCTTTTCCTCGTATTTTTGGATTGCTTCCTTTATGGAACTAGCCCATGTCGTGCTTGCGACATACTTGCCGCTAACGAAGATATCGATCTTCCGAAAATCGCGACGGTCGCCATACGCTGCTGACTTGCTGACCTTTGGCACTCTCTCGTGGTGGTAGCTTATGAGAAGCTCGCTAAGGGCCTTTGCCCCATCTCCCTTACCGCCTGTGTGCATCCAGCTTCCGTTTGGGTATAGAACAGCGGTAGTTCCGATAGGACTCTTCCAAAAGGAAGTTCCGTCTGGCTTGGAATTAAATTGGGTATAACCGTGTTTCTCCACGACCGCAGCGTTTTCAGTTTGAGCCTTACCAGCGGAAGCAGGGTAGTAACTGCTTGCGGCGGACTTACGCTCTTCCTCTGGACGGCGGGGTACACCAGTCTCGTCGAGAGCGATACCAATCGGTGCGCTGTTGATGACAACCTTTGGCGTGTCCTTCTCATCCTTGTAGCCTTCGGTGCGCTGGTTGGCTTCGTCATGGGCTTCAGTACCCGGACCAACGTTTGTAATCGGGGTCTCGAATACCGCAGTGGCGGACGACGTGATTGTTGTGGTGACCTGTTCTCCGTCCTTTTCGGCAAGCTCGACCGCGAGCAAGCCCTGTTTGGACTTCGGAACCTTCAGCATCTCGATGGCTTTCAACTTCGCCCCATAGAGGGAGTCGGCTTGAATCTCAATGCGCTTGCCGCCGTAGAACGCGATGTAGCCATGAGCAACCTTGGCGGAACCCTTCTTGGATGAGAGACGTGGAACCATTTCACCCTTTGTCGGAGCCTTACCCTCGGAAGCATCCTCAACGCCCTTGGAATCGTTTGGCAAGAGGCTGTTGCGGAGAGCCGTGTCCAAAGATTCGAACACGTCCATCTCCTGCGGCTCTAGTACGGCCTTGGTGACTTCTTCGGCGGTCTTGATGGTTAGCCCAAGGCGGGCTTTCTTCTTTGAACCCTCCTTGGTGAGCAGTGGGAATTCCTTCAGCGGATTCTCGGCCAAGGCGGGGAAGTTCATCTTCGGCGTGATGTCCGTGACATCGAACTTCGAGGTCTCCACATCGGTCATCAGGGCATCGAATGCCGAGGACAGACGGGGGTCGAAGTACGAACTGAAGACTAAGTGACGAGTCAGGTTCGCAAGCTCGTTGTCATCCTTCGGGAACTGGAAGCCGATGTACTCACGCTTATTGACCCAGTTGGGGGCAAACAAAATGAGGGCGGCGAACTTGTCGTTTTCGGTGCCGAAGAGTTCTTTCTTGATCGATGCGTAGGACGCCTGAGAATACTCATCCCATTCGGTATCACCGATTTTGTGGGAGATCATGTCGCCGATTTCCTCACCACCAAAGGTGCGGACAAGGCAACCATAGAGCAGGGCGGTCGGGAAGTCTTGCCCCTTCTTGTCGGCAACGGATGGGGGGACGATGTAGATGCGACCGATGGCAATGTTCTGACGAAAGCCCTTGTAGAAAACTTCGAAACTCTGCACATTACCCGTGGAGCGAGCTTCCTTCTCACCAGCTTTGATAGCTTCGACAGTTTTGCTCAGCAATCCGTCATTGACCATGAAGGACTGGAACGATTTAAGAGCTACGGTGTTTCCACTTTGTGCCATGTTACTTTCCTCCTGCCGAAACTGACATCGCAGCGACAGCATTCTTTTCATTTACGTGAGGACACTCACCATAGTGTCCCTTAGCGCAATTGCAATTCCAGCAGAGTAGTCTATACTCCTCGGGAAAATTGTTATCGATAATGTACTTATACAACATGGGTCCGATTGCGCCACTTCCGAGGTTTCTACGGTGTTCCGCACCGTCGTTGTTGACATGATCTATCGTCAAAAACTCAAATCTCGATTCATCACACCCACCTTCGCACTGGCATTTTCCGCCATAGCCAGCGATCACACGCTGTTTTTGATTGACCCTAAACCGTTTGTTTATCTTACGGTCTTGCTGCCGATGCAGCTCACACAGGCTTTTACCGAGCAATGCTGGATTGGAGCACTTACCACATAATCCAGCGGCTCGGCGGGAATCTCGACGTTCTTTAGCTTGCTCAGTGGTGCCCACAGTTCCCCTTCTGTTGCGTCGTTACTTCTGTTTGTTTGTGCCGATGTTTTCCGCTTCCTTGCGGATGCGGAGTTCGTTCATTTCGATCTGGCTACGGAACTGCTTGACGTAGCTGGTAACCGTGTGTTCATCCCAGCCCATGGCACGGAGGGCTGCAACGCCCATCTGCATCCACTGGCTTGCAACAAACTGGAACTTCTCGCCGTCGAAGTTAATGAAGTCACGCTTCGCTTGGTTGTCCATCTCAATGATCTGACGACCGAGTTCACGAACGCCCTTCAGTTGCTCGCTGAGACTCTTGATGGCGATGTTAGCGTCCATCCCTTTAATACCCGAATTCGGTTTATCCAGATGCTCGTTCATGCCATCCAGAATCGCCGCCATTTCGAGGGCAATGAGTTTGCTGAGTTCCGCCTGACTTACATTCGGGTCTTCAATCTTTGTCCGAATCTCCGTCAGCTTGGAACTTTCGACACGCTTGCCCGGTTTCTTGTCTTCTGCCGCCGAGTTGTACTTTCCCTCTAAATCAACTACCAGTTCTGCACGCTCAATGTTTTCACTCATTACTCTATGTCTCCTAGCTCAAACGAGCTACCTATCTGCACGTCTTGACGTGCGGGAGGATTCATATCGATGTCGGCCATCTTCGTGTCGCCCGGACGCCCACTATTCGGCATCAAGTCAAACTCAGCAAGAATTGTACGTCCATCCTCTGGCGCACCCTCCCCGACCTTGTGGTTGGACGCCGTTTTGTCCATACCGGGGAAGCTCAAGAGAGTTCCGCCAGTGAGACCGCAGTGCATCCCCTTGCGATACGTGCAAGAGCCGCACTTGTGTGCCCCGATAATTGGGTTGTGATCGGCAAGCTTGTTCTTGAGGAACGTGCAGTCGATCTGCGATAGCGCAACCTTGATCGGCTTCTTCTTCAGGCTGGCGATGAACTCTTTCACTGCCTTGCTTGCCTGAGCGGTGCCGAACTTCGCTGCCGCCTGCTTGTAAATCTTCTCCATCGAGTGACCCTTCTTGTGATACCGCTCGATGACGCTGGCATCAAGTTCAGGTGCAGCCGCACGGTGTGCGTGACGTACCTGATCGGGGTTGCTCTCGTGGAACCCTGCGTGTGGAACACGGGAGGCATAGTTAGCGTTCGCCGTCACCTTGTGTTTCTGTACCACTGCCGAGTGTGTGGCACAGGATGCACACTTCGCACCCGCCACAAAATTCTGGTTATGCATACCGGCCTTTGCGAGGAACTCCGCATCAGCCTTTGCCAGAACGATCTGTCCGTTCACGTTCGGCCGCAAGCTGCCTACGAACTCACGTACCGCCTTGCCCGCCGCAAACGCACCGTACCGCTTTTCAGCCGCACGAGCGATAACCGCCAGTGAGTGACCCTTCTCATGCAACGCAGCAATGTGCGAAGAATCGAAATCAGTCGCGATCACGCGACCCACACGCTTTGCCTGCGCTTCCACGCCGCCGAGACTCGGGTGACGGGAAACGGAGGAGCTTGTCTTCGGAGCAATGGGCATGGAACCGACCTTGGTGCCGTCGTTGCCATTGGCGATCTGAACCAATGCTGCCCGCTTCTGCTTGTTCGGCACGCCAGCCGTGAGCTTATTCACGATGGGTGTAAGCTCCTTGGTGGTCGCTACCACTGGTAAGTGATAGACACCGCAGGACTTAACGTTGCCGTTCTTCGAGAAATACTGGCATCCTTCGCACGCGCTGATCTGCTTTACGGATGCCGCTCGGGGCTTAATGCCGGCCTTGTCCCACGCCGTCTTCTGCGCTACGCAGCCGTTGCTCGAACTGCCGTGCTTCTCTCGTTCATAAGTCGGGGAATTCTTGTCCATGTAGGTGTTGGGTTCGAGGAACGCCATGCCTACCAGTCCTGCGTTCTCTTGCAGGTATTGAGTCGCCATCTGGTGGTTGAACAACTCGATCTCAGCCAGCTTCTTCAGCTTTGCGGCGATCTTTGACGGTGCCATACCCTGATTGAGCAGGCTGTGGACGTAAGTCAAAACCTGTGCGTCCGACACGTTCTTCTTCTCGACCTTGCCTGTGGAGGCTGCCGATTCCAGTGTTTCCGTTACTTCGGCGAACAGCGAGTCATCGTCGCCCAGCTTCCCACTGTAGTCTTCCTGATGCTGGGTTGCCTGTACACGCCAATTGGCGCTTGAGCCTTTTACACTGCTACCTTCGAATACATCCGTGCCGTCCTTTGCAGCCATGCGCTCAAGATGCGTACCGCGAGCCCGTTCAAGACTATCCCGCTGAGCATTCTTCTCGGCTGAACCAGTGCGACCCGGCCACAGTGGGGTGTGCCTGCTGGCGCTCTCAGCGATGTCGTCCATGAACTCATCATCGATGTACTGGTGAGAACGATCCAATTGTTCTTCACCTGAGTCCTGTGCGTCCTTCAAGCCGAGGTCCTTCCATGCGGGCTCGCGGTCATCCAAGAATGCGTCAACGATGCTAGTGTACGGTTTCTTTTCTTCTGCCATAGGTTTATGCCGCAGCCGAAGCTGCTTTCCCCTTCTTTGCATTTGAAATCGCCATCTTCCATTCCGTAGATAATGCTCCACGTTTTCCAACACGAAGACGATTCCGATTTGCTATCCGCTGTGCTTGTGCTGCCCTACGTTCGGGAGTCCATGCAGCCCGCATCGCTGCTTTCATTGCGGCTTCCACTTCTTCGGCGGGTTTAACCGCAACTATTTTTTTCGGTCGATGATGCCCAAGAGCTAGGTTTTTCAACTGTTGCGCTGTGACAGGTCTTCCTTTACGCTGCTCACTCCAAAGCTGTCTTGTTCTTTCCGAAATAATCCGGCCCACAGTTCCCTCACCGCCCAGCGTCATGTTGTAGCCGTTCTCAACTTTATGACTTTGATGGAGAACGATGAAAAAGGTCTCCATCTTGGAGAGTTCATCAGCGGTCTTGGCACGATAAATCACTTCGACCTTGAAGGCATCCGAGCCGTACTTGCGAATAGTGCGGCATAGGTAACGATCCCCACCCCGTCTCGCTTCGCGAACGTGCTGTTGAAAACGAGCGTCTGCCTCATCTCCGACATATTTGCCGATGTAGACCCCACCGTTGATTCGATTTGTGAGCTTGTAAATCAGCATGTTAGAACTCGATATCGTCAAAAGCACCCATAAAACCCATAGGGTCGTTTTTAGGGGCGGCGGCGATTGACTCTCCATTGTCTACCTCATCGCCAACTAGCTTTATGATACTGTTTCCTTTTACTTTCCAAAAATCCCGAGTGCTCGGTGATTCATATATATTGCCAGCTATCCGTTCAAGTCCCATGCTGGCGATCTTTTGCTTGAGGGCGGGGGGTACGGGGGTGCTGGAAATGAAGTGATTAACCGTGAAAACGCTGGAATCAGCGGATTTTTGAGCCCCTAATCCGAAAGTTGTCGCCGCACGAAGCTTGCCCATGTTGTTACCCTCTGAAGTAGCATCCGATAGTTGATTTTCGGGAAACAAACCGCTTTTCTGACTTTCAGTTCCTATAGCAAGGAGCTTCCATGCAAACTATTTCCAACCAGATTCTCAAAACGAACCTCGCCGCCGCAGATGGGGCATGGCGTAACGTCTCGAATTTCGTGGCCTCCTCGATCCACATTTTTGCCCAGACATCCGCTGGATTGCCTGTCGCGCTTTCTGGCACTATCACCATCGAAGTCAGCAACGACCCTAATGTCAACATCGACAACCTTGCCACTCAGATTGCCGCTCCTTCAGCCCCAGTTCTCACCGCATTTACCCCCACGAGCGCAGGGCACGGACAGACTTCTAGCGCAGGCGGCGGGAATCAGGCGTTCGCCTATCCCGCCGCCACTTACGGGGTAAAGCTGACCTACGTCAACCTTAAAGGTGAGACGGTCGCCAGCACGCCAACATCGCTTGCCGTCGCCGCAGGAAACACTCTTCAGATCGGCGCTCCCGGTCCAGACACGGGCGGGTACGCTACAGGCTACAACGTGTACGTCAGCGTCAACGGCGGACTATATATCCTTCAGAATCCACCGTTTAACTCGGGCAATACGTTCGGCAACCTCGAAGTCGCCAACGGCCCGCTCAACATCAACACCACGTTCACCCTGTACGCATGGCAGAACAGCGGAATTCAACCACCAGCTACGAACACCACGGGCACCCCGAACGTCGGGGCAAACATCAGCGGTAACCTCAATGCGGCACCATCGGCAGGTCAGCCAGACAACGAGGCGGCAATCGCATACGACACAGCTACGGGGGTGTATTCAGGTGCAGCGACAATGGTCATGTGGGCACCGTCTTGCCTCTATTTTAACTGGGTTCGTGTTCGTGTGACGGGTCAAACACCGGGCAACGTACTTCAAGCTTACCTTTTTGGGCAAAATGGTTAGGTCAGGAAACTTTGTTGTAATTAAACGACTTTCATACCCTCCTTTGAGTATTAACCCACTGGGGGTTTCATGTACATCTATCTCATCGTCAACCATGTAACGGGGAAGTATTACATCGGGCAACACAAGGGCAACAACCTGAGGAATTATTTCCAACGCAAATTTTCTGATGCTAGGCACGATAAAGGAAGTTCTCATCTTTTCCGTTCCATGCGTAAACATCCGCTTCCCTGTGATTGGTCCACACACGCCCTCCTCTCCGATGTCCAGACTAAATCCGAGCTTGACGCCTATGAACGCGATTTCATCGTCTTCCTCCATTCTCAAGACCCCGAGTATGGTTACAACATTTGTCGAGGCGGCGAAGGGTTTACAGGACCGCATTCGGAATCTGCTCGACTAAAAGTGGGAGAAGCCTCCAGAAAAAGATGGGCTAATCCCGACTACAAGAAGACGGCTATCGAATCCATGAAAAAAGTAGGAGGCGAATGCCGCGCTATCGGCGGAAGAGCGGGCGGGCGACAAGCGGTCGTGAGCGGGCAACTAGATAGTGTTCGAGTTGCCGCCAGAGAAGGTTTGATAGATTGGAGAAACGAGCACCCCAAAGAGGTGCTGACTAATTGCCGTAAAGGGGGACAGACGAATGTGGAAAGCGGTCACATGGACCGTATGCGTGCCAAAGCTGACCTCGCCGCTGGTGGACGCACCGCTGGACGAATGGCGGCTGAAAACGGCACCCTCGCCAAGGCTATTTGTAAACGTTGGAATATCAACCGTGGCAAGCCTTGCGTTTGCGGAACGCACCTACCAAAACCTTTAGTATAACCGCCCTAAGAGATGGACGCCTACAGCGCCCACGCACCAAACGACGCCCGACATGATCGGGCTGGGGATGGAGAACGTGCCACACCGTGCGTCAGTGAAACAAGTAAGCTGACCTGCCAGACTTAAAGACATCTGGTGATAGTGAGCGGAGAAGGGCAGGGGCGAGCGTTCGCCATTCCAAAATTTAATCACCTACTCAAACCTAAGTATACCCGTCATCTATGTAACCCGGCTCTTGCTGGGTTTGCGGGCATGGCCGCTCGC